TTCACGACGAGATCGACCTTGATGGGGGTCTCCTTCGTGGTGCGGGTGATGGTTCGTGCCATGGTGGCTCTCCTTGCCTGTTGTGGTGCCCCGAACTCTACACGAGGCGACTGACAGTATCAACTCTCTGTGTCACTTCACTGCCTGGAGGTACTCAGTCAGGGTGGTGAGGTCGTTCTCGATGCGTCCCATGTCGTCCGCCCCCACGTTGTCGGTGATGGCAGATCCGATGCGTCGCTTGAGCGCCAGCATGGAGTACTTGCGGGCCTCGGTGGTCCCCTTCGTGATGGGGTTGACGATGTAGACCTGCTCGAACTTCGAGGAGGCCCGGACGTGGCGGGCGTTGATCTGGTCCTGCTTCCCGCTCGACCAGGCGAGGTCGTAGTTGATCAGGTAGTTGGCCATGTACATGTCGGTACCCAGGGCCCCGGCGTGCGAGGACAGGAAGACCCGGCACTCGGGGTCGCTGGTGAACTTCGCCTTCGCCGCAGCCTTCTCACCGCTGCTCATCTGGCCGTGGTACTGGACCGCCACGCCGTCAGGAAGTTCGCGCTGGATGATGCTGAGCATCTCCCGGAAGTAGGAGAAGACAAGGATCTTGTTGTCCGGGTGGGAGTCGAGGATCTCCTCGACGGTCTCGGCGAGCCAGTCCAACTTGGGGCTGTCGTCCAGTCCATCGAGGATCCCCGACTTCCATACCTCATAGGCGTACGCGGAGCCGTCCCAGTTGGCGCGCTGCACACCCTGGGCCCGCAGCCTCTCGCTCTCCTCGAACGTCTTGGCGGAGGCCACGATGATGTGGGGGTGGTCGAGCAGCATGTCGAGGGCCTGCATCCGGGACATGATCTTGCCCTGGGCAGAGTTGTTGTCGAAGGATCCGTCGCCGTGGTAGTGCGCGAAGAGATCGAACTCCCCACCCTGAGGCTTAGCCTCGGCCAGTGCCAGCAGTAGATCCGTACTGATATACCGGTAGGCCTTCATGGTCTTGGCGTCCAGCACGACGCTGGCGTTCTTCTCGTCCACGTCGGGAAGATAGGGAGCGACGTCGGGGTCCAGCCTCCGCTTGCGGACCATGACATCGGACAACTTCTTGTGCAGCAGCGGGAGGTTCTTGTACTTCTGCACGCCGCCGAAGTGGTTGCGGACGATGAAGGACTTGTCGAACAGATCGAACCTTCCGAGCACGTCCTCGTCGACCCACTGCATCTCCGAGAAGATCTCCTCGGGCTTTCCGTTCTCGATGGGTGTCCCGGTCATGCCGTACCGGTAGGGGCTCTTGAGTCGCTTGACCTTTCGGGTCCTGGCTGCACGGAAGGTCTTGATCGCGGTGATCTCGTCGAGGACCGTGACCTCCTGCTTGATCTTGCGGACGTAGGACCAGTCGTTTACCACGTTCTCGTAGGACATTACGACATAGTCGGGACGGTTCTTGGTGATGTAGGCGTACTGCTCGGCGCGCTTCTCCGGGCTGCCGTCGATGACGACGCACCATTCCCGGGTCGGGATATGGATCTGCTGCTTCTCCCCGTCGAGTGAGACCGTGATGGCCTGGGTGTCGACGTCGGTGTGCTTCGCGATCTCCTGCGCCATCTGGTACTTGAGGGACGCCAGCACGACGAAGACGACGCAGGTCGCCTCTCCGGTTCCCAGCAGTTCCTCAGCCAGCGCCAGCGCGATGACCGTCTTACCTAGCCCCATCTCGTACGCGATCAGCATGGAGCCGCGCTCAAGCGCACGCTCGAACGCCTCCTCCTGATACGGATGCAGGGTGCTAGTTAGCAAGGGTCACACCCACCAGGTGCAGCGGGATGGCGTGCTCGATTCCCCACGCGATCTCGTCGTCCTCCATCTCGCCGGGATCCTTGGCGTCGCTGCCCGCGTAGTCGAAGAAGCGGACGCGTAGCCCACTCCCCCGCAGCGACTGAGCCAGCGACTCCATGGACTTCTTCCCGGCCTTGTCGATCCAGGGGTTGTCCAGCGCGAACACGATCTCGTCGGTGAGTCCCTTGAGGATCTGGATCTGCTTGTGGGAGACCGCAGCACCATAGGTGGACACGGCTCCGTCGAAGCCAGCGGTATGAATCCGCAACGCATCGAGTGGTGACTCCACGACGATGGCGAAGTCTGCGTCACCGAACGCGCGGCTTCCGAACAGGGTGTTGGACTTCGGAACTCCGTAGGGGAAGTTCTTGAACCAGTCCTTGCCCTTCTCCTGCCACCCCATGAGGACGTCGGTGTCAGGGTCACGGATAGGGAGGATCCAGCGCTCGTTGCGGTCGTCCCAGGAGACCCCGTACAGATGCACGGATTCGAGCAGCAGGTCGCGGTCGTCGAGGGCCCACTGCGGAGGGTCGATGAAGAGTGCGAGGCTGGCCTCGTTGATCTGCTCCGTGGTGTCGATGACCTTGAGTCCCTTGTCCTCCCGGAACATCTTGCGGACGCGCTCGATACCACCGCGCTCACGAACCCACGCGACGGCCTCGGCCCGGTCCACGTCGAGGACATCCTGCACGAGCAGAACGAAGGGTCCCTTGTAGCCGCACGAGAAGCAGTTGAAGACACCGCTGTCGACGTTGACGGACCAGGATGGGTGCGCGTCCTCCTTGCCGGTACGCGCGAAGTGCATCGGGCACCTGCCCAGCACCTCGCCCTGAACCTCGCGGATGATCTCGACGCCCATCTCCTCCAGGCATCGGTAGACGTCGCCGGGTACCGGTGTTCCGAAGTGGTCCCAGTTAGAAACGCGAGCCTTCGCCATCCCAGCCACCACCCTCCGCGCCGATGAAGGGGTCGCTGTCCAGTTCCTCGAAGGTCCCGTTCTCCCAGTTCCACATCACGTACGTCTCCAGTGATGGGCTGTGTCGGGCCAGGACGATCTTCAACTTCTGGATGTTGTCGTCGTCGGTCTTCTCGACACCGATGATCGTGTCGGAGTCCTGCGCGAACGAGGAGGAGTAACCGATGCTGTTGGAGGTGATGCCCTTCTTGCGGTCCATCTTCCACTCCAGCACCTGGCTGCTGATTACCACCGGGATGCTCCGGTTCTGAGCCATCCGCTTGAAGCCACGAGTCAGGTTGGTGAGGGCCTGGGGTGACCCAGCCTTCTCCCCGTTCTCGTCCTGGAGGAGGTAGACACCATCGACGAAGACGATGTCGGGCTTGTACTGATCGATCTTCGCGGCGATGCCAGACAGGGTCGTGGCGTTAGCGGAGTCCGCCGACATGATGAAGGAGTGCATGGCATCGATGGCGCGAAGATGCTTGGCCAGGCGTGCCTCCTCCTCCTTCGTGAAGGTGGCGTTGCGGAGCCGGGAGGCGCTGATGCCGGACCGGAACGCGTCGAGTCGCTCGGTCAGTTCGTCGGTGCTCATCTCGAACGTGAAGAACAGCGGCTTGTATCCCTGGAGCCACGCGGCGATGGCGACCAGCAGCATGAGGGTCGTCTTGCCAGCCTTCGGAGGACCCACCAGGGTGATGAGTTGCTCCTTCTGGATCCCCTGGGTTGCCTTGTCGATGGTGCTGAACCCGGTGGGGATCCCGAGCATGCTGTCCGGGTTCTCCTTGCGCTCCAGGTATCGGGCCAGTCGCTCCATGCCGGTCAGCGTGATGTCGGTGTCGCGGGTGCTCGGTGCATCCGCATGCACGTTGTTGAGGGCCGACTGGAGGATGTTCATGATCTCTGAGGACGAGGCCTCGTTGAAGGTATCGGCTGCCTCCGCCAGCGCGTCTTCGAGCAGCGCGAACTTGTGCCTCTCCCGGATCTCGTCGATCAGGAAGGACATCGGGTCCGAGCACTTCACGAAGTTGTAGGTGGGGTGGTCCAGTCGGATGGCTCCGAGGCTGGGCACAGCACCATGCTTCGTGTGATGCGCGAGGATCGCCTTGAAGACGGAGCGGGACTCCGCGTCCCGGAAGAACTTCGGGGTGATCGCAGCCTCAGCGACAGCCGTGAGCGACTGGTCCTGGATGATGCGGGATACCAAGAGGCGGTCGATGTCCATCTAGCGCAGGGCTCCCATCAGGTTGGAGGACGCGACGTCAACCGGGTAGCCCTTGCTACCGAAGGTGAAGCGGTACTCGGGGCTGGCGAAGAAGACACCAGCGATGTCAGGTGAGTAGGCGAGTCGTCGAGCCAACTGGTGTGGCTGCTCGAACCAGACCCGTCCCACGGGAAGGCGCTCGTCGTCCAGTCGCTCGCGGATCTGGTCAGCGAACTCGGGGTCGATGAAGGTCACGACGTCCACGCTGTAGTCGTAGCGGGACACCACGTCCCAGATGCTGCGCGCCAGTTGGTCGTTGATCTCCCAGTAGCGTGCGTCGTTCGAGTGATCCACCTTGCGACCCAGACGGGTCCTGGTATGAACCGGCTCCTTCGGAGGGAAGCCGAGCAGGTCCTCGAACACGACGACGAAACGGGGACTCACGGTTGCGCTGATGTCCCCGCCCCTCATACGTGGATCGGCTCCCTGAGTGCGAGCCTGCCATGATTCGAGTAACCCACCAGGGATACCAGGTAGGCGTAGGAATGGTTCTCGGCGTACGGCCTGAACTCGACCTCGGGGTGCTGGAACATGACGGGAGAGAATCCCAGTTCAGCCATCTGGCTTACGACGCGGCGAACTGCATGCTCGATGGCGGTGTCGATGTCGATCACCGGGAGTTCCGTGGCAGAGAACCCGGTATGGAAGCGAACGTGCTGGCGGTCACTCACTGCGGTGGTCCTTTCCGTTCATGATGATCCAGTCGAAGGCCTCATTGACGAACGAGCCCATGGATGGGTTGTAGGCCCTGCCCCACTCGTTCCGAGGAAGATTGGTGGTGAGAAGGGTGGGTCGGGCAGCGCGGTGCCTCTCGCGCAGCAGGGAGTCCAACTCCGCCGCCGCGAAACGCGAGCGACCGTCGTGCTCCTTGCCGACGTCGTCGAGCAGGAGGACCGGGGAACCGAGAACCTTGTCTCGGATGGTCTGGATCTCCGACCAGCGCTCGGCCATCTCGGGACGGTCCTCGATGCCCCACTGCTCCTTGCGAAGGCTGATGTAGTCAGCGAACGCGACGAAGAAGACCGGGATCGAGTAGGTGTGGTAGACCGACTTGAGGGTCTCCACCGCCTCGGTGGTCTTGCCACGACCAGGAGGACCCACCCATACGACGCCCTTGCCCACAGTGGACGGGTCGACCGGCCACTTGTCGAGAGGTCGGCTGGGCGTCACCAGTCGGTCGTGCAGGTTGAGCACGAAGCCCTTCGCCTTGGGCGAGAGGTGGTACCCATCCGGGGCCCGGTAGTACTTCGTGGGGAGTTGGAACTCCCGGTACCGGAGCAGGTCGACGCGGGGATCGGTGGTCATACCCGGCTCGCAGTCGGCAGGTGAGAGGCCTTCTCCATCTCCCACAGGGCGCGGTAGTGGGTGGCCTGCTCCATGGCCTGTCGGGCAGCGACCTCGTGCTGACGGACGTAGGCCTGGAACTCGGTATGAAGTGCGTCCCCGATCTCCTTGGCGCGGTCGCTATCGAACACCCCGGCCTCCCACAAGGACTCCCAGCAGGTGCTGGCGGCACCGATGGCCGTGAAGATCGTGGTCTCGATGTCCTGCTTGTCCCGCTCATCGAACTCGAATGCCATGGTCTCTCCTCGTGGTGAAGCGCTTCTGTGTGGTGACAGTTGGGAACCGTATCACGACTCCCGGGCTCATGCCCAGTACGTGTCGGGTCGGCTATCCTGCTCGATGATCTCGGCTGCCCGAGAACCCTGGTCGGTGAGGGCTCCTCGCTGGGCCAGGAAGTCCTGCCAGGCGGGGACGGACTCGCTGCGCCGGAAGCCCGGGCTCCAGTAGATCTCGATCATGGTCCTGATCACGTCGTCGCTGACACCGCTGCGACGCCAGGACGCGATCTGGCTCGCCAGTGCCGCCCGGTTGAACGGGCCGGGGACCTTGGTCTCGACCGCCTGTGACTCGAACGAGCGGGCCAGGTTCTCAGCCGGTCCCACGCTCCGGGTCCGGCGACGCCGGGTGATCTCCTCGCGCCGAGCCTCGATGTCGACTGGGTCCGGGTCCTCGTGCTCGTCCGGGTCGATGAACTTCGACGGGTCCTGTGCGTCCTGCTCCCGCTGTTCGAGTAGGGCACGCTCACGTCGACTCAGTCGAGACTCCCGTCGGGCGGTCACGCCCGTCAATCGTTCATCCGAAGGATGGCTGATTGGACTACCAGTACTTGTTACTAGTAACTGGTTAGTAGAGGCCCTGGACGTCCAGGGCTCGGGAGAATTCCCAGAACCCCCTGAATATTCGGTATCCGGAGTCAGGGCTCGGGAGTCAATCCGCGTATCGGACACTGTCGATATCGTGAACCACTTCTTGACGCCACGCTCGTCGGGCCTGGACTCCCTCGTCTGGGTCAGGTAACCAGCCTCCTTCAACTCGTTCAGAGCCTCCCGGATCTTGTCCCGACCCTCCCCCATACCTTCCGGAGAGAAGGCCCAGAGGTCGGCTGTGGAGACCTCCACAGAGGGCTGGGAGAGCAGGAAGACGAGCACTCCTCGGGCCCGGAAGGAGAGCCTTCCGTCCTGGAGTGTGGCGATAGGGATGGAGACCGAGGGGTTGCTCCGCTCGATCCGGATAACGTCTGCTTCAAGCATCATGTCCCGCTTAGTGGTGAGTTGATTCCTGTAGTACTCTTGCGTTGCGCCGGTTCGAGAGGTTTGTGGTGGGCCTCGGTAGCCGGTGAGGGCCCCTCCCCGGCTGGTTGACTTCGGTCCCGGGGGGAGGGGCCCTCGCTACTTGCTACTCGATCTTCCCGGCCTTCTTGAGTGCCTCGAACTCGGCCTTCGTGACCTGCTTGCGGACCTCGTCCTTGCGGGGACGACCTCGACCCGCGACGCTGAACGTGCCGTCCTCGTAGTCGATGAGGGTCACCATGTCCTCGGAGTCCGGGTCCTTGCGGGGACGACCGACGCGACGCTTGGGCTCCTCGGCAGCAGGTGCCTCCACCTGGGGCTGTGCGGGCTCCTCCGGGACCTCCACGAACTCCGTGGCCAGTCCCGCGAGGCGGTCGATCTCGCCCTTCACGAGCGCTGTGAGAGGCCCGTACTGGATCTCGGTGAGGCTGGCAGCCGCACGCATCTCGTCGGCCAGCCGGAGCGGCGTGTAGACCTTCTGGAGGACCGCGAGCGTGCCGGTCAGGTCGAAGGACTCCGAGACGACCTGAGCCTTCTTGGCGGGCTTGGCGGCACGGGCCACCTGCTCCTCAAGGGTGTCACCTGCGGGCTCGGCAGCGGCCTCGGTGAGGGGCTCCTCGACCTCCTCCAGGGGCTCGACCTTCTTGCCTCGACGCCCCCGGGTCTTCGGGGCCTCCGGCTCGGGCTCAGGGTCCGGCTCGACGGGCTCGTCGCTGCTGGTATCGAACACGACGTCGTCGAGTCCTGCGGTCAGATCCTTGACGGTGAACCCGGCAGCCGTGGCCAGATCGAGCAGGGTCTCACGTGGGTCATCCTCGGTGATCTCCTCCTCGCCCCAGAGGGCCACGACGTACTTCTCGTCGGCGTCAGCCTCGGAGAGCGCGTTGAGGAGGGTGGCATGAATCCCGAAGGTGGCTGTCGCCTCGACGACCTCGTTGGCGTCCTTGATCTTGACGCCCTTGGGGACGACGGCGATGAAGGGCCAGTCGGTGTACTCGGTGTAGTCGACGACCTCCTGGATCCCGTCGCCCTCCTCCTCGTCACCCGTGAGGGCGATGATGAGGGTGATCTCCCGATCCTCCGGGGGGACCGGGAAGCCGTCGGCGTCCTCCCCCTCGAAGCCGAGGAAGTCGTTCAGAAGGTCACGGACGTTGTCCTGGGTGACCGCGCCAGGGCCCGCGAACGCGAGCGCGATGGATGAGGTACTCAAAGTGGTGCTCCCATGGGTGGGTGGAATGGCGGACCTCCCGCCGACCCAGAGCCTACCGCAAGCGACTGACTTAATCGCTTCTTCGGTTTCCCGAATTAGGGGAGATCCGGAATCCGGTTGCCTACACCAGGCGGGTACGACTTCGAACGCCTCGGGAGTCGGAGTTCCACGAGGTCAGGGTCTCCCCCGACGGCGTACCGGTGCAGCAGACCTACGGCTGTCGCGATGCTGAGCGCAGCGAGGACCGAGTCCGGCCAGTAGGCGTAGGCCCAGTAGCCCAGACCAGCCACCAGGAAGGCGCGTAGCGCGGAGGTGACCGGTACCCAGGACAGCAGGACCTCCCAGAGCCAGAAGACGGCCAGGGAGCAGAGCACCAGGTGGAGGATCACAGCACGAACGTACCAGTCACCGGAGTCGCATTGATGATGTCGCTTGGGTAACCGACATACGTGAAGGAAGCCGTCGAGAACCAGGGCAGTTCCTGGGAGATGTTCCGCGACAGGTTGGAGATCGTCTCTGTGCGGTGCTCCAGGTAGGCGCAGTAGGTCGAGGTGCTGGCAGCGCGGAAGTAGTCGCTGGCTAGGGCACCAGATCCGTCCGGGTCCGCGTTCTTGTCGAGACCGAAGTAGGGGCGAAGGGTGACTCCGCGCTCCCCGAGGATCTCATCGACGTCGAACACGGGCATCACGCCCGCTGTCAGCGTGATGTGCCGCAGCCCGATTGTCGCGAAGACAGCGGTTCCGCTGCTGTAGTCACCGTTGGGTACGAAGAACGGGACGCTGATCCTGTTCCAGATAGTCCCATCAGCAGCCACATAGGTGTCATCAGGCTTCGCGGTGCTGGATCCCCGGGTGACCACAGCGGTGCCACCCACCGGGGTTACGCTGACCTCGATGTAGACACCCGCCGTTGGGACGTTGGATACGTGGCGAACCCAGGCGCTGAGGATGTTCCACTGTCCTGCGTGAGGCAGTAGTCCTGTGATCTTCACGCCCTCGGTCAGCGGCACGTAGTCCGTACCGATGCTGGTCGTGGTCACCTGTGTGTACCGAAGCCCGAACGTGCTGCTCTTCGCGTAGGTTGTTGCCGTTGCCACGTTCGAGGAGCCACCACCAGTGCTGGCTGAGTACCCGAACCCCAGTGAGGTAGTGGCAGCGACTACGCCCTGGTCATTGAAGCCGGAGTCGGGGACGAAGTTGAAGCGGTCCGGCTCTACGTGGATGACGTTTCCGGGGTCGGTAGCGGAGTACGGTCGCAGGCTAAAGTTCGTCCCACTCACGACGTATCCGTTGGGGACGTAGTCAAACTCGGCCACGATGGCTGCGTAGTCCCCGCGCTTCCAGAGGATCTGACCGTCCGGGCGACGGTACTCCTCAGGGAAGGTGACCTCGGTGTACGGAGAGTTGGCTGCGACGTTGGAGGCGGTGCTGTACGCGGTGTGCCCGCCCGTCACCGTCACGCCGAGCATCGCGGGGTCGGGAGCACCTGGAGGGGCCCACCCGAAGTCCGTGACACCACCCGCTGGTCGGTACCGCGTCAGCGCCGCGCTGGCAGAGGACGCGGCGAGCCCGAGACTCGCCAGATTCCTTCCGGAGTACCGGAAGATCGACGCGAAGCCGCTGCCACGCGCGTACCCCGTGCTCGATAGTGCGGCCATCACTCAGTCCTAAGCATGCTCGTAGAGTCCGATCTTCGTTCCCGAGGAACCCACCGCGCCGGACCCGAGCGTGTAGGAGCACAGCGTGATCAGTGACGGTCCAGCGTAGGCCGCGTCGGTCTGTGCCTTGTACGCGCTGACGACGATGTTAAGCCCGGTGTATGCGACCTGGATCCTGTCGCCGTCCCCGACGCTCTGCGAGTACGTCGCAAGGGTCGTGATCGAACCACTGCTGTAGGAGATCAGCGCCGTGCGTGTGGCTACCAGGTACTGCGTGAGGCCAGAGTTTCCTCGGAACAGCAGACCGTTGGTACCGGTAGCGGGAGACAGTCCGAAGGTCAGGAAGACCTGCCCATCAGCAGACGGCGCATCGAAGGAGGCACCACGGATGGTCGGCTGGGAGTAGTTAGGATCCACGTACGCGTAACTGTGTCCCTGCGAGTAGGTGGAAGCCGTCCCCGGAAGCGCGGCCCAGGTGTAGGAGCCAACGGAAGTTAGACCCCCGGTGTTATCGGTGGTGAAGCCGTCGAGGATCTGGTCGTAGGTATACCTGGCGTACGTGGCTCCGGTGGGACCCATGAGGTACCCATTGGCGTCCACGACGTCGACACCCATGTTGGCTGAGACATCCGTGCTTGAGGATGTCCAGAGCGTCCCATAGGCCGTGTATGACTTCCTGGAGGTTCCCTTGCAGGACCAGGCAGTGGTGCTCTTGTTCGAGTCCGGAGGACGTACCCCGGTGCTGGCTGTCAGGGCCTGGAACAGCAGTCCACCGTAGACAACCTGGTCCCCCACGGCGTAGCCGTACGTGCTGACCCAGGGAAGGACCTCAGGAAGGTAGGCAGCAGACTTCGCTGCGTTGGCCAGTAGTGCAGGGCCCTGCGTCACTCCGTTGATCGTGAGCGCACGCAGTCCGAAGACGGTCTCCATGGTTCCTGAGGAGTTGGCTGCTGATAGGTAGTTGAATCCCACCGCGCCGGAGATTGTCGCGCCCTGCTTCATGGTCAACCAGGCGTTGTTAGGAGACGTGGAGGCTAGGGTCTCCCATACCCCGACACCTCCGGTCAGCGCGTTGTTCAGCCTGCTGGAGGTCTGGTTGGTTACCTTGAGCCAGTCACTGGTGGTGGTTCCACCAATCGTGTCGGGAGCAGTGATGGGAAGGTTCACCTGCGCCTGGAACACCAGGAAGTTTCCGCCGTAGACCGCGACGACCTGGTCACCGATCTTGTACGGGTACCCCGACTTGTAGTTGGGGATGTAGGACCGTCCGAAGTCTCGGACGTCAGAGTTCGGCAGCAACTCCGTGGCGGTCCCCTGGAGGCTGAACTTGTGCCCGGTAGAGGCACGCATCCTGTCGAGGAAACCAGGCCAGGTCCCGTCGGTGGATAGCAGGGACACCTGGCGAGCCAACTGGTTACGCAGCAGCACGTCGCTGACGTTCGGGTGCTTCACGCCGTACTGACTGGCAGCGTTCCTGGTCCAGGCAGAGTGCTGACGGTCGACGTTGTTGACGTCAACGAGAAGACCGTACTGAGAACGGATCTGGTCGAACCCGAACCCGAATCCACCGACGAACCTCTCTAGGCTGTCGTCCTCGGGAAGGTAGGGGTCTGGGATCAGGCCGTAAACCTGGCTGCGGTATCCGAAGTCCTCGGTGGCCAGCAGGGAGGCCTGCCCAGCGATGACCCAGTTGAGGTCACCAGTCCATACCTCGAAGACGCGCGAGGCGTCGGTGGGGGTGACGCCCGAGGAGTCCAGGGTCTTGCTGCGGCAGCGGTAGACGACCCCGTTGTACAGGACCAGGGCCCCCTCGGAGTACGAGGATCCATCCCAGGCGGGCGGGTACGCAGCCACCCATAGTGTGTAGTAGCCGACCTCACCCGGGATGACCTTCGTGTCCGATGCGGAGTTCGTGGGGATCGAGGATTCCAGGAGAACTGTTCCGCTGGTAGGGCTATGAGTCCAGCCCTTGTTGTCCTTGACCACGCGGATCTTGTTGAAGGGGATGCCCGGGGTGTCCCAGGTGAGGTCAACTCGACCGTAGTCGACCTGCGACGCGGTCAGGGCGTTCATCCGACTCCGCCAGTAACTGTGACGCTGGTGTTGTTCAGGTACGGGAACTCAGACACGGCCATGATGATGTCGGTCTGCACAGATCCCGGCGAGGGTGTGGTTCCTGCACGGTAGAAGACCGGGATGGATGCATACGCCACGCCGGGGACGTCCTGGATCGTCTTGAGCACGAGGCTAAGCGGGACCACGGCACCAATGGTCCAGTTGTCAGGAAGCATCAGGTTGGTGATCGCTGCGATGACCGCAGCCTTGACAGTCGCGTTGGAGTACGAGGGAAGCGCCGTCACCTGCACTGGGTAGGTGCCGTTGCCTACGCTGATCCCGACGGTGGTTGCTGCGTTCACTAGGACGGTTGTACCGGCTGCAATGCGCGTCGACAGGTAGCGCGAGACTGCATTCCGAGTGGCAGTCGAGGAGACGTTGCCACCCGTTCCGATGATGAAGACTGTGACGGCGTTCCCGGATCCAGCCACGGCGTTGGCGTCAGCCAGCCCACCGACGCGGACTGCGAGGTCCTCGTAGTCCTGTAGTGACACTGCTCGGTCGATGGTTCGGAAGGCGCGCGGGGCGTTACGGCGGATGCTCTCGATGCTCTCCGCGTCAGCGCCACCGGACATGTCTGTAGAGGATCCGACGCTTACGCCAGTGACGGTCTCCACGAAATCGAAAGCACCACCGCCAGAGACGTTTCCGTAGACACCGCCACCCACCCGGTAGTTCACGTAGACCTGGGTACCGATGGGGGGAACGAAGCCGTTAGTGCCGTCACCGAAGGTTAGGTAGGTGACACCAGTGGACGTGGCACTGAGTAGGACGTCGCGGGAACTGGGCCCGGACTCAACCAGCGTGTTGACGATATTCCACTGCTCGTATGGGGAACTGCTCGACGACAGGCTGGCGTCAGTGAAGACGTTCACCGAGCCTGAGATAACCGGGCTTCCCCTAAGCACGAACACCTGTGACGAAGTTCCGTCTGAGGATCCCGGGATCTCTACCTTGTAGGGGGAGGAGTTCACGGTGATCGTGGTGCTTCCCTGGGTAAGTCCCTCGATCACTGTTACTGCTGAGATGCCACCTGATCCAGCGACGGTGACGTCTGCCGTCGTCTCGAAGAAGATGGGCCCGTCTACCGATGCCTGGTACGGAGTCATGATCGCCGTGCCAGCGGGCACCGAAACGGCAGGTGATCCTGTGGACGTGATCAGGTTGACTGATCCTGTGGCAGCCGTGGCCTCAGCAGGCGTGTAGCCCAGCATCAGGGCCAGGTTGATGACAGACCTTCGCTGCGTCGCTGTAGCCAGGAAGGCCTCGTCGGCAGCACGGTCTCCGTAGAAGGACAGGATGTCTCCGAGGTATGCGAACAGTTCGACCAGGAGTACACCGAAGTCAGCCTCGGAGCGACCGGTCCACTCCGGGAAGTTGACGGCTGCGTAGTCGAGCAGGGACTGCTTGAATCCCGCGAAGTCCTTGCTGGTGTAGTCGATGTTCGTCATCCTCGGATAACCTCCGTGACAGTTCCGCCTGCCGAGATGACGACGGTATTGCTGTTGGCCTGCGCCGAAGCGTCAGAGTTCTGTGCATCTCGTCGGTCGTACGAGACCGTCACGTTGATCGTGGTTGGGTCGCTGGGGCTGACCGTCGGCGTTACCCCCATGACGATGACACCTGGCTCGTACGCCGTGATCAGGTCCTTCACGGCCTGTGCTGTCTGCTGCACCACCGGGTCAGTGATCGACTCGAACAGGAGTCCATGGAGAGGTACTCCAAGAGACGTCAGCATCGGTCGAGTTCCCGCGTCGATCTGCGCCAGCGCCAGGACGCGCTGATGAATCTGCACGTCGGCGTTCGACTCCACGCTGATGCCGCCATCGGCACCAAGCGCAAAGGGAATCGTCATCTGAACACTCATGTCAACATCATCCCAGTCCAGCAGCCAGGTTTGGAAAGTACACTGGAGAGTTCGGGTCTCCTCCGAGAAACGCGATGAAGACCTTGGACCCGATCTTGGGTGCGTACCCACCGAGGAATGCTGGCCTGGCCCAGTTGGAGCGAGCGGTACCTAGAGCCTGGGGAGCCTGCACCCGGATCCTGCCCTGACCGGTTGGGTCGCTGACGTCCACTGCAATGGACTCGTAGATACCCTGTGCCGGGATCATGAGGCACCAACTGAGAACCACTGGTTGTTCGTGGAGTAGACCGTGACGGGCTGGGACGTCTTCGACGTGAGCGCTGCTGGGTAGTGCGTCAGCGTATCCACGTCGTCACGACCTACCGAGAGGTCACAGAAGTACGTGGTTGTCGTCGGGTTGGCACCCATATGAATCCTATGGACAGCCTTTCGTACCATCCACAATCCGGACGTACCAGTCGGTAGTGACGTCCCGAAGATGTTGACCACGCTTCCTGGGAATACTCGGGAGTCCCCGTCCACGACAAGGTCTGCGGTTACCCACTGTGCGTTCGTGTTGGCAGCGCCGACGACGCGCGCTGTGGCCTGCCCGTATCCCGTGAAGGCCCTGTCTGCGACCACCTGCGTGAACTTGGCCGCGATTCCGGAGCCGGTGCTGCGTGTAGCCGTCACGGGTACCACCGTGCCGTTGGCGATGACGTGGGCCTGCTGGGAGGTAAGTCGTCCACCAGTGGGGAGGGTGGTTCCCTGAGTCAGCCGGAACTCTCGTAGCGGCCCACGGTTTCCCGGGGTGTTGTTCTGGTAGAACGACGGGACGATCCCCTTCTGCGCGTCGAGGAAGGCGTCGAAGACGTTTCGGAAGTACAGAACACCCTGATGCACCACGAAGCGGTACCCGATCTCGTCAGCGAGGTCGGCCAGGAACCGGAAGTCCGACTGACCGTTCTGCATCCGGTAGGGGATCTGCGTCGTCGCCAGGTCCACGGCAGCATGCAGGCCATGCTCCTTCGCGATGGCGCGAGCGATTGAGGAGTACGACTGGTTCCGCCACTCCCGGTACTTCTGGTTCTGCATCGGATAGGACATCCCCAGACAGGTGTACCGGACGCAGTAGGTGGTGGCTGCGCTCGACTGCCGAACGGGCTGCTCCGTGGGGATGATGGCACTACCGATGACGTACCCGAAGAACTCCGAGAGCAGCGAATGGGCACCGTATTCGAGGCGAACGCGAGACTCCTCCGCCCATCGGTCCTGTAGGTCCGAGGTGGTGGTCACCTGCGCGAGGAGTCCCTGCTTCACCGTGTAGAGGACATCGATCTTCGCGACCTCGTGGAGCCCGTCCTCCTGTGTGATCTCGATAGCCGAGAGTCGGCTTGTCACGTAGTCATCGTTGACCCACAGTGACACCGCTACGTTGTTACGCATTGGGGACCCTGATGATCGTTCCCATCGGTACCGAGTTCCAGTCGAGGATCTCCGGGTTGGCCCTAGCGATCTGCCACCACAACTGGTCGTTGCCGTAGAACCCGGCAGCCACTAGATCGGGTCGGTCGTCCTGGGTCCACTGGTAGAGCGTGAAGGCGTACTGTCGGTCGAACGCCTCCGAGTGAGACAGCACGGAGGTGACAACGCCACCACGTCCAGGGGCCTGGGTGATCTCTGTGCTCTGGTATCGAGAGCCACTGATGATGGCCATCAGGCACCTCCTGCTCGAAAGCCGGAGGTCTTCCCTGGGTTCGCGAAGGATCCCCCACCGCCACCCTTCCAAGCAGTTCCTGTTGAAGCCGGGGAAGCCACTGGAGCCGTCGTGAATGATGTCGTTGCAGGAAGGATGTTCATGCTGATCGACACGGTTGTTCGCATTGGCACCATGTTCGACGCGAAGTGGATGTGGTTGACGGCCAACCCGGAGATGAAGCCGTAGTACTGCTGGGCTGTCACCCCTCCGAAGTAGACCGTGCAAGGGTTCGGCTGGATGGGTGCCGTGATCGGAGCCGCCGCAGTGGCCTTGTTCAGCGCGACCGCAGCGTCGTACTGCGTTGCTGTGCTCCAGTCGATGTTGGTTGCCACTCCGGTCAACTGGTAGATCGCGAAGACGTCCACGGCGGTTCCGTAGATACCAGCAGGCTTCTTTCCCTTGATGCTGCTGTCCCAGAGTTCATAGGTCCTGTCGAACAGGAGATCGAAGGTCAGCGTCGTACCAGTGTCTCCGAAGTAGGACCCCGTGTCCGCTACGTTGCGGTCGATCTGGGGAATGATCGGGTTGCTGGAATCGATGGCGTGCGACAGCGAGTAGACACTCGGGTTGTAGAGGAAGTTGATCCCATACTTGTTGTCCGCGCCGATGATCGCGCCTCGGTTGATGACGTTGCCGTTCTTGACTCCTGGGAGTGCGAAGTCCGGGTGAGTCAGAATCCTCGGGTCGAACTTGGGATTCCAGATCGTCTTTGATGGGGTCACCTTGCGGACTGCGTGACCCTTGGTCTTCTTGGCCGTCGTAACGCGAGTAGCCGTTACAGCCATCAGAGACCCCTCCTTACCATGACTTCTTCGACCTGCTTGGCCACTGCGGTACCTACCTGGTTCGCGAACGAGTTGGCTGTCTGGTCGTTGATCTGTGCCCCGGCTGGCAGGCTGACCCGGATGGCCCCGTTCTCGAAGGTGATTCCTCCGCGTCCCCCGCCCTTCTGTCCCATCGCACCGCGAACGGCATCCGCGATGTCAGCAGGGAGGATCATCTCGCGCTTGTGTACCTGCGCGATGTGGTCCTCAGGGATATTGAAGGAGCCCTTCGCGTACCCCGGAAGGTTCTTCGTACCCCACGGAGAGTGAACGATGGCACCGTAGACGGCAGACGGGTTGTTGCCCGCCTTGAGCGCGCTGAGGATCCCACCGTAGCGACCGTTGTTCAGGGTCTGGATTGTGGCCGCGAACCCCTGAGCCCAGGACGTGTACGACTGGACTCCAACACCGTTCATGGAGGTTGACCCCGGCTCGCGCTGCGTCGTGTTCAGGGGGTTGTAGTGCGCCGAGTTGTGCCAGTTGCCACCCTCCTGCTGGGCCCAGCGAGACACCGCAGTGATGTTCGAGCCGGTAGTCGGCATCGCCATCTTGGAGAGAAGGCTCTTGGCCCAGGCGGTAACTCCGGCAGGAGCCGCTCCGCCTCCACCGCTGGCTCCTGTTCCAGCCGTGGTGAAGTTGTTCGTGGCGCTACCGAAGGCTCCGGCACCACCGCCACCCGACGGAGACCAGCCAGACGCGGAGGCCCTCCCCTTGCCACCCACGATGGAACTGAACGCGTCGATCTCGTTCACCGATCCGGAGATCGATGCGGAGAACGGGGGCTGCCCAGCGTCCGCTGTCGTCAGGGAGTTGGAGCCGTTCGAGTTCGCGCCGACGTTGGAACTTGTCGGAGAGGTGGAACCACCAGCACCGATGTAGCGTCGCGCGCCCTTGAAGTTCGCCCAGTCGATGGGAGCCACCTGCACCACGGATCCGGTATGAGGCGCGTGGATCATGCGACCGTTCTGGTAGAAGATTCCGACGTGGTTGACAGCGTTCTGGGTGTTAACCCCATTGGCGTAGTAGAAGAAGACCAGGTCACCCTGCTGCAATGACGCGCGGTCGACCGGTCGTCCCTGCTTGAACTGCTCAGCCGACAGCGACGGGTGGATGGTGACACCGACCTGGCGGTATGCCCAGGACGTCAGGGTGGCGCATCCGAACCCCTTGCCAGGGCTTGAACCCGTCTTCGAGTAAGGGGTTCCCAGGACGCTCAGAGCCGCCTGCACGACACCAGCACCAGTGTGCGGGTACTTCTTGCCTACCGAGCCACCTCCGCCGCCCCCGGTACCTGCTGGGGCTCCGGGAGTACCTGTTGCTCCAGCCTCGGTCAGCGTAGAACCTCCCATGACGGCATTCCAGGCACCAGAGAGGCCACCGGACTGCAAGCCCTGCCAAGCGGCTCCCAGGTTGCTCCAGCCGATACCAGCGGCAGTGGCGGAGTTGCTGAACGCACCAATCTTGTCCGCTGCCGAGGCCTTCCCGTACCCGCTCGTCTGCGTGGCTAGAGCAGCGCCCGCTGCCACTGTCCCCACGATAGGGATGGTGGACAGGGCCCTGCCACCCCCGGATGCGAGAACGTCCGTAGCCCCGGTACGCGCGGCTGCTCCAATGGCGTGCTTTCCAGCAGCCCCACCCGCACCGCCGTACCCCATGGCCTTAGACAGAATCTTGGCCGTGGTGTAACTGCTTAGCAGGGATCCACCGATCCCACTCATGCCACCAACAGCGCCCTGGATCTGTGAGAGCGCAGCACCACCACCACCAAGCGCAGCCGTGCCACCGGGGATCGCATTGATGGCGCTGGTCAGGGCCTGGGAGAACTGACCCAGCAACTGGGTGGACGACGTCAGTCCCGCAACGAAGTCAGGTGTGATGTCAGCAGTACGTGCGGTTCGGATCGCGTTGAGGTTACGCAACTGGCTAGCAGCGTCCGCGCCCACGCCGTACTTGGATAGCGTCGACTGGGCCCCTGAGTCTCCGTTGCCAGCCTTAGACAGGAGTGACTGGTACTGCGTGGCGGACTGCCCGGACTGGCTGGTGAAGTTGTTCTGCTGTCGAAGGTACGTCGTCACAGAGTCGACAGTGTTCTGGTCCCAGCCCGCCGAAGAGGCAATCTGGCTCAGGTTTCGACTCAGGGATCCGCCGTCACCAAGCGCGGCGTTCAGCGTGGCACTGGAGACCTGCGAGCGGCCCTGGAAGGTGCGCTGGAAGATCTGGTTGGCGATCTGTGCTGGAGTGGCCCTGGCCCCACCCTGTCCCAGCACGCTGATGCCGTAGCCACGAAGGGCGTAGAAGGACTGCGGGCTGACCTGCTGACGCCACGCAGCACCGGCACCCCCGTAGCCGAGTCCGGGGTTTCCGTAGGCGTATCCGCCTACAGCGTTCTGGTACTGCCCGAAGGTAGCGGAGGTAGGTACCTGGCCGGACGCGGCAGCGATGGAGAAGTTACCCTGCGCCGTGTCCAGGGCACCCAGGGATGATGACCGAGCCCCACCGTTCGGCATGTAGGACATACCGATGGCCTGGCGGTACCCCGAGCCGTAGTTACCACCAGATGAGATAGACGCGTAGTTGCCCCAGGCATCGATCTGCGCGACGTCAGGAAGGGTACGGTTTCCGTAGGCCGACAGGGCCTGGAATCCCGCGCCTAGACCCGCCGCAGCGGATGCACGAACGACACCGCCGTTACCGAGCGGGCTCTGTGATGCAGGCATCTGGTGATGGCCTACGGGAGTGCTACCACCACCACCACCGGCTGCGGGCATCTGGTGGCGTCCTGCTGGGACGCCACCGAAGGTGAACCCACCGCCGTTGTTGCCACCACTCCAGTTGGACGCAGAGTTCCATCCAGACTTGAGCAACCCTCCCACCGACTGCATCCCGGGCTTGATTCCCTGGAGTGAGTGGGTGAGGGTATTGATGGTGGTTGCAAGCGCGTCAATAGCCTCCTGGACCTTAGAGGTTCCCAGGAGACGTCCGCCTACAGAGGCTTCTTCGTTAGCCATTGATGCGCTTCCGTGCTAGAGCGAGTGCGTGTTCGAACAGGGCAACCCAGTGCCGTCGTTCACGTACTGACAACCGGCGAATGTCACGTAGGCTCCAGCCGGGATGCGCCTCAGAAAGTGCTTCGTAATCGGAGTACAGGTGGTCGTACCTAGAGATCGAGAAACAGATCGCCTACTGTCAAAGACAGCGGCGTCTCCTTCCCGCACTCCTCGTGCTTGAAGGTAACTTCATTGTAGGCGGGCCCGGGTACGTGTTCGTCAAGGAAGGTCAGGATCCTCTTGCGATCCGCGACTCCCAGCGAGCGAACCGGCAGCGGGTTGTTGCGTACCTTGGTCTCGCGACCGGTTCGGTCGGTGATCGTCTGCACGACGCGGGACAGCAGGATCGTGTTCTGCTCTGCCGATGTCAGTTCCGGGTCCGCGAAGATGGCTTCCTGGTCCCCACCGTTCGGCAGGCGAACCACTGCGCTAGCACCACGCGACAGTTCCACGGTGAACTCTCGGATCAGCGGGTTATCCAACTTGCGGATCGGAACCTCGTCGAGATGAACGGTGACGTCCAACTTCGCGTTGCAGCCTGGGCAGATCAGGTCCTTGAAGTCCAGGTCGTTCCCGAACGTGGCGCGACGGATCCCCAGGACGAGGGCGTCGCGGTCACCGATCAGGAGTTCCTTGAGGACCTCGTTGGTCACCCGGTCGCCGCCGATGGAGACGACACCCTGACGCAGCAGTGTCCCGACGAAGCGGAGGTTGTTCCCCTGCGCGCGTGACAGCGCCTCTTCGTCCTCACCAGTAAGTTCCCGAACCTCGGCCTCGCGGAAGGTCACTCCGTCACGGAGAAGCCCACCGGGCAGCAGAACCTCGGTGTCCGAGGGGAAGTCGACTACAGGACGCTCCCCCACGTCACCAAGGACAGCCTGGATCGAGGCGTTGATCGTAGCGGCGTCACCCTCGACTGCCTTGAGGACTGGAGCCTCAACGTCGTCGAAGTTGAGATGGTCGTATGCCGAGGTCATTGGGATCCTTCTGTTGTCACGAGTTGTGTCCGGGTGAAGTCTATCGGGAAGTGCTTAGAAGGTGACGCCTGACGTCCCGACCTTCGCGGCGACCTTGAAGTCGAAGCCCTCGTGCGCCAGCGTCAACTGCTGCACGATGATCGCGTTGGCTCCAGCATCCAGGTCAGAGAACGCGACCGAGGTGGGCCATGCGTTGTAGACACGGAAGGCAGCCTTCACGGGGACCACAGGAGTGGTCACCGGATGATCGAGGACGAAGACGTCTACCGTCGAGCGGAAGTCGTGGCCAGGTGCGCCAGCGCCGGAGCCCTGCTGCACGGTGAAGAGTTCCTTCATCCACGCGAACTGTGCGTCGTTGCCGACAGCGAGACCGTTGGCCATCGTGATCGGTGCGAAGTCGGACTGACCCGGCATCTTCTGCGTCGTCGTGTTGTAGCCACCCTGGCGGTAAGGGATCACCTCAGTGCTGATGTTGAATCCAGACACTGACATGAAGCCAAGCACGGCCAACTTGGAGTTGTGGTTGATCCGCACGATGAACTTGAAGTTCCTCAGCGGGTCAGTAGCGATATGCCCGATAGAGGCCTTCTGCGTGACTGTCGTGGTACCCATGTAGTCAGGTCCTCTCAGGACTCACTGGCGGTAGATCCGCCGTCGTACTGGCCGATGTTGATGACGATGAACTCGGCAGGGCTCAGGAGAGCCACACCAACCTGGACGTTGACCTGGCCAGCAGCCACGGTGCTCGGGGTGTTGTTCGAGGAGTCGCAGATGACGAAGAAGGCCTGCTCCAGGGAGGCTCCCGCGAGCATTCCGATCTGCCACTGTGCCTGGAGGAACTGCGATACCCCGGCCTCGATCTGACCCCAAAGCGTGTCTGAGTTGGGCTCGAATACCGCGAAGCGGGTCAGGTCGCGAAGCGTCTTCTCGATGTACTGGAGCGTGCGGCGCACCGGAACGTAGGCGTCAGCCGTTCCGTTCTTGAGGGTACGGTCACCCCAGATCGTGTAACCAGATCCAGGAACCGGCTTGATCAGGTTGACGTTCGCGACAGCCAGAATGTCCTGGTTCGCGAGCGTGAAGGTCTGGTCGACCCCGAGCACACCCGCGAGCGCGCCTGTGGCCAGACCAGCCGGAGACTTCTGCACACCACGAGAGGAGTCGGTGTAGGCGTAGCGACCCAGCACCGCGCCACCGGCAGGCAACTTGCGGATCGCGCCCGGGGTTGTCGACTGCGGGTCGTCCACAAGGAGCCATGGTCCGTACACCGCTGCGTAGGAGGTCGCGGTGTAGGAGGTAGAGCCACCGGATCCGAAGGCCTGGTAGGCGGTCACTGACGCGGACTCCGTGGAACTTGCGGCAGGAGTGTCGATCACCAGGAAGACGTTGAGCGCCGGAAGCGCAGTCAACCAGGTGATGACGCTGTTGATCGTGGCCTGGTCGGTGACGCCAGGGAGGTTCAGGTTGATGATCCCTGTGACAGACTCCAGCGTCCTGGCAGCAGCCACGTAGTCTACCGCCGCAGCACCGTCGGCACCGCTCGTGAGGGCCACCCCAGCGGACAGCGCAGGGGTTCCATTGATGGCTGTCCATGTAGCGGACAGCAGCGACGTGACGGTCACGTAGTTGGATCCAGTCACTGGGGAGTTGATGATTCCCGGCGCGTAGCGGGAGTCGGTCGGGTTCAGCGACAGGTCGACGAAGCGCTCGACGATGTACGCGTCCCCAGCACCGCCGAAGTGGAGGGTGAGGTTGAAGCGGCCCGTCGTGCCGGTGTCCGTGATGTCCACGAAGATCTGGTTGGAGGCAGCCCCCGCCCAGTTGGCCGCGACCTTGAACAGGTTGACCGGAGTACCCGCGCGGTCCTTGATGGTTACGCTCGCGGCTACCGCGTCGGACGGTACCGTGCGTACGACGTAGGCCTGGTGGCCTCCGTTGTTGAAGTACTGGTACACCGCGAACGGCAGGTAGTCGGTACCGCTACCGAAGCCGTTGCCGTATGCACCGAAGATCGCGAGCCACTGGGCCCACGAAGTGATGAGAGTGGGCGTGGTGGGACCCTGGTTGTGGGTACCAACGAACGCCGCAACCGCCTCACCAGCAACATCAGGCGCAGAACTGAACGGGGTCAGGCTCTCCTGCACGAAGACACCCGGACGCTTGTAAGCCATGCGATCTCCTAGAACTTGGTTGTGAACTGCGGCATTACGACCACGACGTTAGGTCGAGATTCACGTCCACCGTCAGCGCCTCGTGGAACGTCTGGATCTGAGACATCAGAAGTTCCGAGGAGACCCTTACAGAATAGACGATACGGAAGATGCGCTTCCCTTCCTGGTCCTTGTCCGACTGGATGTCGGTGCTTCCCAGGACGTCGAGACGTCGAACTGTTCCGTCTTCCGGAATCGCCAGGTAACCGAATCGGAAGGGTAGGTAGTCAAAGGTGACCAGCGTCGACATGATCTGCTCGACGTGGGAGAACTTCCTGGCGTATACCGTGATCTGGTAGTCGAGCCCCACAGGGATCGGGAAGTCGCTCCAGTAAGGGGACAGGGAGATGTCTGCCTGGTCCCCGTCCCATAGGGGATAGCCCTCGGGTGCATAAGGAATCTGGATGAAGCCACGATGCTCGCGGTCCGATTCCTTGGTGATCCCCGCGTGCTCGATGATGATGCTCGGGAAGACCATCTCCGCGATCTCGTTCTCGGGGAGCCGGTAGCGAACCTTGATCGGTCGGCCCGGGACATACGCGTTGGCGTCCTGCACGACGATGCCGGACAACTTCTTCTTGAGGGCCCGGTCCTCGTTGATGATGTAGGACATCAGCGACGTCGCTGGCTGATGATTGTGGCGGCTGCACCCGCACCGAGACCGACCATCAGGGTCTTGAGACCGTCGTTCTTCTGCCTGGCCTGGCCCGCCTGAATGCCCTGGATGAACGACTGGATCGCAACAAGGTCAACGGGTGCCTGGGCACGCGTAGAAGTAGGCATGTCGCCTCGCTTGTCTATCCAGTATGGGCAGTTGTCTTTCGCCTTACCAGGATGACAGGGAATCGACTCAGAGAGTGAACTGCATGAACTGCGGGTCGTTGACGATCTCGTCCGGGCGCAACTGGGTGGCCGTGAGGGCCACGATGATGTCTCGGTGGTTCATCTGACCCATGACGCGGAGGTCCATGACCCGGAACAACTTCTGGTCGTAGGCCACACGATCTGCGGCGAACGCGAAGGTATTGATGTCCACGCCGTCGAAACCCAGCCGCTCAAGCGCGCGTACCTGGAGGGTGGCCGTGAAGTCGTCGTTGTAGTAGCGACCGACGTCGCTGTCGTCCTTCGAGCCTTCACTGTGGACCAGCCGGATCACAGGTACTCGGATAGGACCACGGTAGATCTTCCCGATCCCGGTTCCCTCGTCGTAGACGTCATCCACCTCGGCGCTGTCGGACTCGAAGCGGTACCAGTCGATGAAGTCGCCGGTCGTGTACTCCCAGCCGTGCAGTCCGTCCTTGATATCTGTGGTCTCGTAGTCGCGGGTGAAGCGACCGATCTTGTAGTCGAGACGGTTCCCGCTCACCAGTACATCCCGTAGGCAGGGCTCGGGATTCCCGACTCATCCTCGCCGCGCTCGTCGATCTCCGGCAGGATTCGCTGCGGCAGTGCGTAGTCGTCGTACTCGCGAGGACGGAAGACGGGCACCAGGCGACCGGTCGTCTTGCTGACGCGGCGCAGGGTGCTGACCTCGATGCGGAAGAGGCCGACGTTCAACTGCTGGCACAGACGGGTGTAGTACTCCGTCATGCTCTCGATCTGCTGGCGGATCTGGATGAAGCGCTGAGACCGGGGTACGAAGGTTCCCTCGGCGGTCTGGATGTCCACGTCTGTGGATGTATCTGTGGACAGCGTCCAAAGGCACTCGATGGTGGCCAGCATCGCCACCAACTTCTCTTCGATCTCCGGGAGGGTGGCGACCGTCATGGGGTCATCGTTGTACCGGATGAAGCCGTCAGACGTGCGGTACCTCGTCTGGATGTGGCGTCCCTCGGTGTGCTGGATGAAGGCGTCATTGACGTACTGCGCCAACTCTGCGTCGGAGAACATCCCGTAGGTCGTCCCCGAAACCTGGACCGTCAGTTCCTCCGTCGGCGTGGTATCGAGGGTGAGAAGACCCAGCGCCTCGTCGAGCGTGAAAGATATCGTGGGAGTAGACACTCCATTGCCGACAAGGTTCACCACCAGCGAGGATCCCCGGACGTTCTGCGCGGAGAGGAAGTACTCGACCTGCACCCCGTCCGAGAGGAAGGAGTCGCGCACAGGGTTGCCTGTATCACCGAGTTCTAGTCGAACACGGTCGATCAGTCCCTGCGTCGTGGCCATCCGTCAGACCAGCCCCATGACTAGGGTGTTGGGGGCGAAGGCAAGCGTCTCGCTCTGCGCGGCAGTAGCCGGTACGTCGAGAAGGTAGAAGCCGTAGACGTGCCCGCTCGTGCCCGTCAGGACATCGACTACTGCGGCCCAGGTGGCCGGGGCGGACCCAGATCCCGTTGTCGCTGTGAAGGGGCCATAGACGAGGGTTCCCGCGTTGCTTTCGTACGTCGGCTGAGTGAAGTCCGCAGTAGGAACGGTCGTCGTCCATCCCGAAGGAGTCACTGCCTGGCGTGCGTATCCCGGCGCTGATAGTTCAGTCAGAGAACTTAGCGGGCTGTTGTGGCTCGCGGGGGCAGCCGTCAGGAGCATCACGTAGCGGTTGGACGTTGACGTGTAGGCAATCGCCTTGCCGTACATGAACTCCAGGCCGATCTGGACGGAATAGGTGCTCAGGAATCCAGACATCATGCCACCGCTGTGAAGAGGTTGTTGAACTCGGACAGCGCGAAGGCAGTGTGCCGCGTGATATCGGTGGGAACTAGATCACCGAGATCGTTCAGGCTGCACGCGGGGTGCGAGTAGGAGACCAGCACGGTCGGCTCGTTCACGACGGCTACGCCGGATGTGAGTGGCTCCACTACCTCTTCGACGGTAACCGTCAGACCCTCGGGGAGGGCGTAGACGTCGCGGCCTAGCCCTCCCGGAAGGGTGAGTGTGAACTGGGATCCCACGGTCGGATCGGACACTGGTGGTGCTCCCTTCGGGGTCAACGACCCCAGACGTAACCCTGGCGGTGGAGGTGATCAGCAACTGCCTTGGGGAGGCGGTACTGCTGTCCCTCTTCCAGGAGTTCGTACGTGTTGCCTACGCCGAACGTGAACTGCTCCAGCGTCGCGGCCATCGTGATCACGCGTGTCGCGTCGGGGCTCTCGACGTACTCGACGTCGTCCTCTTCCTCGTCGTACTCCTCTTCCTCGAACACCGGAATGGTGCTCTGGGAGAGATCGACTACGCCGGTACGGCGGCGCTTCTTCTTAGCGGTGATGAGGCTGAGTTCCGCCTCACGGTCCGCCTTGTCCTGCTTGACCTGCGTCTCAAGACGCTCTGTCTCGCGTCCGGTGAAGTCACCGGGACGCTTACGCGGTGCTGCCATGGGATTCTCCGAGGTTTCTTAGTGACTCGACTGTTCTTGCACTGAACGCTAGCGAAGAAGCGGGGCCAGGAGGTAACTCCCGACCCCGCTTCCTGACGTGCTGCTGACTAGGTCAGTTGGTCTCTGCGCGGACGACCGAGATGTCCGTGATCAGACCGAGGCCCCAGATGGCGTACCAGGCGAGGGCGTGCTCACGACCGAAGTCGAGGATACCGCCGTCGCGCAGTTCGACAGGGAGGGAGATCGCGTGACCGAACGCGTTGTCACCGATGAACAGGGCGTCGTAACGGTCAGCGATACCGTTACCCTGCGTTCCACCGGAACCAGCGGTGTCGGAGGTGTAACCCGTACCCGCACCGAGGATCGTGCGCTTCACCTGAGTCGTCTCGATGAAGACGACGTCGTTGAGGCGACCGATCTCTCCGAGTAGGAAGTTACCGGGGGCCGCGTACTTCGTGACCTCGATGAACTCCGGGTTGTCGCGCAACTTGCGCGACTGGTGGGGATGAACGAACGCGACGTAGGTCTCGCCCAGACGCGGGACGTTCTTGGTGGCCAGGGTCTCGACCGCGTCCTTGACCACAGCGGGGGTCAGGTTGTGCGCGCCGAGAAGGCCGGTACGAGCGGAGGCGACAGCACCCTGGTCGTACGGCGACAGGCTCGTGATGGCCGCAGCCGGGTCACGGTAGTAGCCGTAGAGGACAGAGGTGGCACCGTAGAGCGTGTCACGCGCCTGCGTGTCGAGGAACTGCGCCATGTTACGGCCCAGGAGACGCGAGCCCGAAGCCATGACGTCGTCGAAGGACGCGTTCAGAAGCAGTTCGGAGACCGCGATGGCGTAGCCCTGCTCAGCAACCGTGATGGTGAACTGAGTGGAGGTCAGCGCGTTGGTCGTCAGGCGGACACCTTCAACGAGGGTGCTCGCGGCACCGAGGTTGTTGTACCGCATGAAGTTGATCTGGAGACCGGGCTGCACACCCAGTTCCGTCTTCTTGACCGCGAACTGCTCGAAGCGAAGGATCGGCATCGCCTGGAACAGGATCTCCTTCGACCAGATGGTCTGGATCGCGTAGCCGAGGGAAGACGAGCCGCCCGCGTAGCCGGTAGGCGAACCGGAGATGTTCGGGGTTCCTGTGATTACAGAAGCCATGGAAGTTCCCTTACGTTAGTAGTTCGGACTGACGTGTGTCAGCCGAAGAGACCTCGGTTGTTCTGAGTGCCTGCGGCTCCCAGGAGGCTGCCCCGGTACTTTGCGAAATCCTGCATCGACATGTTCTTCAACTGGTCAGGTGTGAACGTGACCGTGCCCGGGTTGGTGTCCGTGGGGCCAACTGGCGCGTAACCCGATGAGGAAACGCCGCGCTGCTGCGCCCTTGCCTGCTTCGTAGTCGAGACGATTGCCTCAGCAATCTCCTCCGACTTCGCCTTTACAAACTCCAGGCTAGCCTCGACTTCGGCAGGAGTGTTACCTGAGACGAATGCGGCCAGTTGCGGAGCGATTTCGTTGTTGTCTAGCGCAGCCTGAACCTTGCTGCGGGTGAAGTCAGCGAGTTCGTTGAACTCACGCTCCTTGGCGAAGAGTGCCTTCTCTGCCTCGCGTGCAGCCTCGATCTCTGAGAACTTCTGCTCCCAGGTCTTCTGGGCCTCAGCGAGGAGCGTCTTGGCGTCCGACTCTTCGAAACGCTTGCGTGCCTCGGCCTCTGCTGCCTCGCGTGCAGCCGCTGCGGCTGCGTCGATCTCGGCCTGCTTGGCAGACTGCGCGGCTTCGAGGTCGGACTGTGCCTTCTTCCAGCCCTCTTCAAGGGACTCAAGGCGGTTGTAGACCTTGTCCTTCTCCTCCTTGCGCGCCTTCTCGATGGCGGCGGCAACCTGCTCGGGGGTGAAGACCTTGTCAGGGTTCACAGCCGGAGCAGGGGGGGCGGGGATCGTGATGGTCTCAGGCTCGACGGCGGGCTCGGACCCACCAGCGAGGTTGTAGATCGGCATCCCGTTCTTGCGGAAGCCGAGCAGGGTCTTCGGGGCGAGGGACGGCCCACTGTGTCGCTTAGTCATAGTTCTCTCCACGGATGGATGTGATTCTCCGGATTAGTACCCCGAATGCGAGTGCATTCTCTTCAACGGACCCAATGCTTCCACGGGTTCGTCAAGCAGTTGTAATCAGTCACTTGTCTCTGGCAGGGCAGGGCGACGAACGCCCAACTTCGTGCCGTACGCCTGGGTGACCAACTGGTTCATGAGTTCGTAGTGCTGGTCCGCACCGACTGCGGCGTTCGCTGGGTCAACTGGTGGCGCGCTGACGGCACCGGGCCCGCCAACAGGCTGGATCGGCTGACCATCCGCGTCGGTCTGTGTCGTGCCAGGCTGCTCGGATCCCTCTGGTACCACACCAGTTAGGGCCGTGATCGTGGAGTCGATCTGCGCCTGGAGGAGACGCATCGCGCCGTCGTCGTTGGCGTCCCGCATCTTCTCCTCGAAGATCTCCTGCATCTTCTCGTCCGGGAAGGCGTTACCCAGGTCACGAAGAGCACCACGGCGAGACTCGATGCCCAGCAGCATCTTCTGCTGGATCTCCTGCAACTTGATCAGGGCATCGACAGGAAGCGGAGGTACCCACTCGACCTCGTGCTGGTAGACCAGCGGGTCCTCAGGGTCGATCTCCATCGGCTGCGTCTGGGGGTCCTCAAGGATCCCCTCGGTATTCGGGTCGTAGTAGACCGAGTCCGGCTCGAAGATGAAGAGCGTCTTGAGGGCCAGGCGGTTGATCTCCTTGATTCCCTTGGTGTAGGTCAACTTCTTCATGTTGTAGCGCTGCATCGCAGGCTGGTACATGATCGCGAGCGCGACACCTGAGGTATTGGAGATGGGCTGGACCTGTCCAAGAGCCGTCTCGGGGACGCCAGTCAGTTCGTGCATGGAGCGCTTGATCGTCTCCAGGTACTCCAAGGGACCGGCGAGGTTAACGCCGTTCTCCAGGTTGAAGACGTTGGCGTCCTTGGGGAGACCGCCCCAGACCTTCTTCGCACCCTTCTCAAGGTTCGAGGCCTTCGCGCCCGTGATGATCGTGACCGGGGACGCGTGGTAGTTGATGATGTCCGAGATGTCGGTGGCCTTCTCGTTGTACTCACGGTTCAACGAGATGATGTCCCCGATATCCGAGAGACCCCAGGGGGATCCGGACACGGGGATGTTCGGGATATGAACGATGGGGATCTCGCCCAGCGGGTTGGGTCGACCGTCGATGAGTTCGTCGTTGACGTACTCCTCGATCCACTGCTCGGTGATGATCTCGGTGTACGTGTAGACCTGTCGCGTTCCCTCGGTGCTGGTGCCCCAGAATCGGTACTTCAACTTGAATCGGAGTAGGCGCGAGCGGTCGTGGGGGTGCCACTCGGGGAAGCAGAACGCCGAGTTCAGCGGGAGGATGCGGACGCGGCCAGGGTGGGTAAGTCCTACCGAGTCCGTCCACTCAGGCTCGTACGCGACCTTCGCGAAGCAGTCGCCACCGACACCACCCTGGTTTCCCATCTCCCAGAGAAGGTTGGTCTTGTCGTTGTCGATCTCCCAGATCCTCTTGTAGAGGGAAGGGACGATGTGCTGGTACTGCTTGGCGGTGGTGAAGTTGCAGCCACGGGAGAAGGTGAAGTTGTTGATCCAGTCAGCGAACGCCTTCACGTAGTTGAAGGTGATCTGCGGCTCTCCGAACTCGCGCTGGTAGGCCCAGTGGTGTCCCAGGTACATCGCCCAGTAAATTCTGAGCGTACCTGTTCAGTCGTGGCCCATGGACTTCAAATTCTTCGTCCGCGAGTTCGACCAAACCTAGCGGGGAAATAGCAACCGTAAGGTCGCTAGCCGCCGCGCGCATCGAGGGGGATGCGAAGGTAACACTCATTCGCTCATCACCCCCAGCCGGGTGCTAACGCCCGTATGAAGGGGCTCACGAAGGAGGTACGTCGCTGCTGCGAACAGCACAGACGAGTCGTCCTTGAACTTTCCTAGTCCGTGATTGCACTCGACGCAAAGAAGGCCGCGTACTGCGCCGGTCTTGTGGTCGTGATCCACACACACCTTGAGACCGTCGAACGAGACGTCACAGATGGCGCACTTGCCAGTCTGATCCGTGTACATCTTGTCCCAGTCTTCGAGGGTGATTCCGTACTTCTTACGGAAGTCACGACGTCGTCGGCTAATTGTGTCGAGGCCCTTAGCGCGCCGGATCTTCTGCTTCCGGTACTCCGCCTCATAATTCTTGCACTTCACCGAGCAGAAGACCTCACCGCGAACGATTGAGTCGCTGCGCTTTGAGACTGTCGGCTCGTGGTCGAACTCGATCCCGCAGGTTCTACGAATGCACTGATTCATAGCACTTAGCGTAGCACTTATCAGATGTCGTAGACGCTCGTGGGCGCTCGGCCCTCGGTCGCCTTGTTGGCCTTGTACCGACGGTCGGTTCGATCCACTTCAATCACACGACCGTTAGGGAGGACTTCATGGACCACGAACTCTCGTCCGGTCTCGGTCTTCTCCCCACGCACCACGTATCGACCGTCGATGACGTGCTTCCCTAGCGTGTCCCCGGGATTGAAGGGGAGGCCAGGGAGTACGTCATCGACAGATTCGACGTGTGCGCTACGCCGGTCGTGGAACGCGACCATGAGTCAGAGAACCTACGAGTCGATCTCGGCAGGGTTGAGACGCTCGTAGCGTCCGCCGCTGCGGTCGACCTGCTCGAACACCTGCGCCGCGTAGTCGTTGAACGACCCGTGCGCGAACTCTCCGAGGTAGGTAGGAGCCTCGACCCAGGCAGCGGAGCCGACGTGGGCCCGCTCCTTCATGGTCTCCTCGGGGAACTTCTCGAAGACGTTCTGGTTGTGGTTTGGGCGACCAGCCGGGGTGATGTAGCCCTGGAGGATGCCCTTCTGGAAGTCGTTCGGGACGTCCGTGTCGGTCGCGATGCCCTCTTCGAAGCGGAGAGGTCCACGGTTACCTGGGATCGACGGCGCGATCTTGCGCTCGTAGACCGTGTCTGCCCGCTCCGGGAAACCCGGGGCCGGGGCGATGTCCTGTGCTGCCATGTTGGGACCTTCCTCAAGGTGATGCAGACTCACTGACAAGCGTATGGCGCTGCCTGCTTGTCCTGGTAACTAGTTGGTATTGATGGTCGAGAACAGCGTGTCCAGTCGTGCCAGTACCGCTGTTCGACGTGACGGGTTGGTGCAGGAATCCATGCTGTCGGGGATCGAGGTTCCGGTTCCTCCGTAGTACGTGACCATTCGGTAGGCCATGTACGTGGAGATCAGTTCCGCGATCCACTCCCTTCGGCTGGACACGAAGTAGCCGTACGACCCAGACCAACCGAGCGCGCCAACGGTGTCCTTGGATTGGTCGCTGGTTCCCACCAGTTGCCCGTTGTTGTAGACCAGAGATCCAAGACCGGCAGCGGCGTTCCAGTCCGTGAAGTCCTGCGCGTAGAGCGCTGCTAGGACGGTGTCGCTCTGGACGTCGTACCCGACCCCAGTTCCGTCCTGACGGAACCACAGGTAGTCGGTGATGTGACCGGTCTCGTGGGTAGCCGCGAACTGGGAGTACCCAGAGATCATCGCGATTGGGTTGTGCGGGATATCCATGAGGGTGACACCGACAGCGCTGCTCACAGACGCCGAACCCGTGACACTGGTAAGCATCTGTGAGTACGCGTTGGAGTCGGGGGTGTTGAACTCGAATGTGCAGCCCGCGTTGTACAACCACTTGCGGTACTGCAAGGGGGTGTTGAGCACTACCGCGTCCAGGTTTCCGGTGTAGGACGTCGTCCTTGCCGCGTAGTTGTTTCCCAGGATGGCTCGAACATACTTGCCAGAACGAGTGGACGACGGTGCCATCGTGTACGGGAAGGTGGTCCAGGAAGAGTCGACGTAGATCGTCTTGAATCCCAGCCAGGGCCCCATGTATCGGAAGATTGCGGTCTTGTGCTGACCCGCAGTTCCGCTTCCCATAGTGGGAGCGAAGGTCGCGTTCAGGGACAGTGCGGAGGCGATGGTAGGAGTCCAACCGCCCACGTCGTCCTGGACGAACGTGACATTGATGTCACCGCCGACCTCGAATCCGTGAAGACCCAAGTCAGCCAGCCCCAGAGACTTCTGCGTCGCCTCACGGTAGTAGCGCGCGTCCATCGTTGTGCCCGCGCGAGTGGTGTCGTTGAATCGCGGCGAGAGCGTGAACGTCAGACTCGAATTCAGCGTGATCAGGTAGTTGCCACCGTGACCGATGGTGCTATCCGCATTGGCCGGGTACAGCGTCGTCGGAGCCCCGTTGTTGGTGTGAAGTAGCGCCCCTACCGGGCTGTGCAGGTGGCTGTGCGTATGCAGTGAGAGCGTCCCAGTGGGAGCCACCTTGGGGGAGGCCGCACTTCCCTGGAGGTCACCAGCGAGACGGACCGCACCGTTGCCAGTAGCGGTGGCGTCGCCCGTGATCTTTCGCTGTGTCATTTCTCAGTACCCCGCGATGCAGTAGAGGACGGTGGCGCTTGTGGCCGTGTAGGAGTTCCAGGTCACGCCGTCGCTGGACACGATCACCTTGCCGTCGACCGTGTTGGCGAAGAACTTGCTGTTGACGTAGATGACGGTCTTGAGGTCCGTCGTGACCGGGGAGGTCTGCTTCGTCCAGGATGTCGGTGCAGAGTCGAGAGCCGTGACGATGAGGCCACCCTTGCCGACTGCCACGAACTTTCCTCCGCCCCAGCAGACGTCCCACATCTGCGCGGACACGGATCCTGGGGTCGTCGAGTCGGCCCAGGTGATTCCCTCCGTAGAGGTGGAGAATCGGGCCACACCAGAAGCACCACCGACGGCGACGAAGGTTCCGTTACCAAACGCCGCGCCGTACCAGGGGTTTCCAGTAACGGAGCCGGACCAGGTCCAGGTACCTGACGGGTCTGTGTTGGTGTACGCCGCCCCGGCCACGCTGGTGCTGGCACCGGTACCAACAAGGATGTATCGCGCCTGGCCACCAGCACCGGATCCGATTCCGTAGGCGAACGCCTTGACGTTTCCGACACCACCAGGCGCGTTCTGCGACCAGGTGTTTCCGTCCGTGGAGTAGTTCACCTTGCGAGCCGAGGTACCCATCAGGAAGTAGCCATTGACCCAAGTCATGACCTTCGCAGTCACAGAGGTCGCCTGCGGGGCTACCTGTGTTCCACCATTGGCATCTGACCAGGTTGCCCCACCGTCGGTGCTGCGACCGATCTGTCCAGTGGAGTTGACCACCCCGACGCCGGACGGGTTGAACGCCATACCGCTCGGCACGTTAAGCCCGTACAACCACACGTTGAGTGTCGTGTCGGTCGGGGTGCTTCCGGTCCAGGTCGTGTAACCGGTGTTCGGAGCGACTAGGTAGGAGTTGCTGGCACCGTCGCTGCCCAGCCCGAATACCACGGTGGCTGGGATATTGATCGGCGTCACAACGGAACTGGCGGTCGAAGCCGAGCCCGTCCCTACCGGGTTGATGGCAGAGACGCGGAACTTGTAACTCAAGCCGTTGGTGAGTCCGGTAGCGGTGTAACTTCCTGAGGTCGAAGCCGCAGTCGTCACCGTTGTCCAGGTGGTGTAGGTCGACGTCGAGTCCGACTTCTCCACCTTGAAGGCAGTGATCGCGGCACCGTTGTCCGCAGGGAGGACATACTGCACGGTTACCTGGGCGTTACCAGCGGCGACTGTAGGTGCCGAAGGTGTCGCCGGAGCCGACGCGGTAGGCGTGGATGTGGTTGTACTTGAAGGAGAGCCAATTCCGATGCCGTTAACTGCGGAGACCCGGAAGGTGTAGGTGTTTCCGTAGATCAGGCTCGTCACGGTGTACGCCGCTGTCGCTGATCCGACATAGCCCGACCCGGTGAAGTTGATGCCGTCCGTAGACCACTCTACGAAGTAGTCGGTCAGCGAGACTCCACCCGTGCTGACCGGTGCGGTCCAGGCCAGTGCCACCTGGCGGTTTCCAGCGGTGGGAGTCAGGCCAGTCGGAGCGCCAGCCAGGCTTGCCAGCGTCGGTGTGGCAATCGCCTCGGCCCATCCCGTGTTCGAGGCATTGCTCGCGCGAACGGAAACGACGTAGGGCTTCTTGGCCAAGCCGGTGAGAACCACGGAGGTGCTGGAGGTCGTTCCTGTTACCGAGTAGGTGCCGTCTGTAGCGGAGATGATGTAGGTGTAGTTGGTTACCGACGCGCCGCCAGTGTCGCTCGGAACGGCCCAGGAAGCCGTGATCTGGTTTCCACCCGGGGTGAGCGTGAGGCTGGCTGGGGAGATCGGCATGGTCGAAATAGGGATCTGGACGGGCAGCGCGACCGTGGACACGGCGTCCCCGTACGCGTTGCGCGCAGTTAGGGAGACTGTGTACGAGGTGTTTGCTGACAGCCCCGTGATGGTGTAACTGGTGGCAGCCGTAGAGATGGTGGTAACACCTGCGATTGCCCCAGTAGCAGCGTTGTTCCACGAGACGATCAGCGACGTGAGCGCGGCATTACCGTTGAAGATCGGGTCCCATACCAGGTTTGCTGATGTTCGAGTCGAGGATGTGGCAATGAATCCCGTGGGCGCTGCGGCCACACCGGGGTCCCCGTTCTCGTAGGTCTCAATTCCCGCGTTGTTGATCCAGGAGTATGCGGTAACACCGACAGTCGCAGCCAACAGGGACGCGGCATACGCCGTCTCGGCAGGGAAGCGAGGCGCGACAGCGACCAGGGGCATGAACCGTGCGTCAGACGCGGTCTTGGAGTAGACCTGCAAGTTGGTCTGAGCCGTGGCCACGCTTGCGACATCGGACAGGTTATTGGCCGAGAGGAGGGCACCAACCGGGTTGGCCCCAGTAGGTCCGGTAGGTCCGGTGGGTCCAAGCGCGCCGGTAGGACCGGTGACGGTCGAAGCCGCTCCGGTAGCACCTGTCGGACCAGTAGGACCTAGAGCACCTGTCGGTCCTGTGACAGTCGAGGCCACGCCAGTAGCACCGGTAGGGCCAGTAGGGCCCTGCGCTCCGGTAGGTCCGGTGACAGTGCTGGCAGCACCTGCGGGGCCCGTGGGACCGGTAGGGCCAGTCGTTCCGCCACCACCGCCACCGGCAGGGCCTGTAGGTCCCATTGGTCCAGTCGGTCCCGTGACTGTGCTAGCCGCACCTGTAGGTCCAGTAGGGCCGGTAGGGCCGGAACCAGCGGGTCCAGTAGGACCGGTTACGGTCGACGCCGCGCCTGTAGGTCCAGTCGGTCCAGTGGGACCTAGCGCTCCGGTAGGTCCCGTGACCGTGCTGGCAGCACCGATGGGGCCGGTAGGACCAGTAGGCCCCACGGGACCAGTGGGGCCTGTGACGTTGCTGGCTGCGCCCGTTGCTCCGGTGGGCCCCGTTGGACCAGTAGGTCCCTGGAATCCTGTAGGACCAGTGACTGTGCTGGCCGCTCCGGTAGGTCCGGTCGGTCCGGTCGGTCCGATGAAACCGGTAGGACCCGTGGCTCCGCTGGCACCCGTAGGTCCAGTGATGAACGACGCGGCACCCGTCGGACCGGTCGGTCCAGTTGCACCCGTTGGTCCGGTAACTGTCGAAGGGGGACCAGTAGGTCCGGTAGGTCCCGTCGTTCCGGCTGGCCCGCTGTTACCGGTAGGTCCGAGGGCTCCTGTCGGTCCTGTAACGGTCGAGGCCGCACCAGCAGGACCGGTGGCACCCGTGGCCCCAGTCGGTCCGGTAGGGCCGGTGACAGTGCTCGCTGCGCCTGTGGGGCCGGTGACAGCGGGTCCAGTAGGGCCGGTGGCTCCAGTAGGGCCGGTGACGGTCGAGGCGGCTCCGGTAGGACCCGTTGGGCCAGTCGCACCTACGGGACCCGTGGGTCCCTGGCTTCCTGTTGGACCGGTAACTACAGAGTCGAAACCTCGCGGCCCGGTGGGACCCGTGGGACCTAGCGCTCCTGTGGGACCTGATGGACCCGTCGGTCCTACACCAGCCGGGGCGATGTCGACAGTGAAGGTCTCTTCACCGTCAAACTCGACCACCCAGCGGTCAGAGACTGTAGGAGTCGACACAAGTTACCTCAAGCGGTATAGAAGGCCAGATTCGCATTCAGTCTATCGTCATCGGGATTCAGGTTCACCGCTGCTTCCCCGTGACGGATTGCCTCCTGCTTCATTCCCAGGAAGTGGGCAGCAAGCGCGGCGAGGTCGTGAGGCTTCCATCCCCAGGACTCGGCCTGGTTGATGTACGTCGTCGGGCGCTCGGTGATGGACAGGGCACGAGTCGCGGCGTGGTAGCAGCCTGGCCAGTCCTCCTGGGACAGGTAGTGTTCAGCCAGTCCGATCCAGGGCTCACGACGCGACGAGTCCTCAGCGCACGAGCGAAGCAGCCAGGTCTCTGCCAGCCAGGGCTCCGACGTCGCGAGGTAGCGCATGGACTCCGCGCGCTCGCTGCTCCATACGGCGCGGGGGAGGGACAGGTGCCGCTTGAACTCAGCAGCAGCCTTCTCGTACATGCCGTGGTAGTAGTACTCGCGAGCCAGGTAGTGCGCGTTCCTGTCGTCCTCGGGATCCTCTGCCACCGCGAGTTCGAGCATCGGGAAGTACTGCCCACGCGACTTAGCGGGATCCGGGAAGTGGTGGATCTTGAGGTCGCACCATCCCTGAATCTCCTGGTCGCTTACCAGCACCTCATGCACCGGGTGCTTCCAGCGGTATCCCTTGTACCGGGCGTGAATCTTGTCACCGTGGTAGGTGAGACCTGGTGTGCCGTCAGGGTTCCAGGACCAGGTGTACTCGTAGCGCGGACGCGTCACCTCGGGTGGCAACTTCTCCAGTTCCTCGCGCCAACCGGGAAGCAGGACCTCGTCCATATCGAGGGCGATGCAGAGGTCGATATCCGTGGGCAGGAGATCCAGCGCCTCGTTGCGGGCCTCGTCGAACCGCCATGGATCGATCTTCGCGGTGTAGACGTCGACACCCTCGGCTCGCGCGAGCGAAACCGTGTCATCGGTAGAGCCCGTGTCCAAGATCAAACGGTAGTCCGCGTCGGCTGCCGAAGCGGCCCAGGTATGAACGTAACTCGCCTCATTGAGGGCGATGGTGTATACCGCGATCTTCACGAACCGAATCTTAGTGACGATTCCCGAGTCGGTAGTACCCGTCAGTCCCAGTAGCCCTCGAACCCGACGAGGTAGGTGATGACACCAGCCGACGTGACGGTTCCGAGGTTCTTGAGGACTACCTGGATGAACTCACCAGGATTCACCACAATGGGGGTAGAGAACTTGAAGTCGAGCGCTGTTCCCGTGACGCCGACTGCGGCGGTAGCGACGTAGGCGGCATCGATTCCGAGCGGGACACGGCGCGGAGCCTTGGCGTTGATCGCCTCAGCGGTAGCCAGGGATACCGCAGTGTGCCCGTACGCCAGGGAGATCGCGAAGATGCAGGGTCCACCAGTCAGCGCGGTTGTGACGGTTCCCTGGAGTCGGAGACCTGTGATCACGAGATTGCGCGGAGGCGCTGTGGCCGAACCTGCGGGGTTCTGGTACGAGGTCAGAACTCCGTCAGTACCCGCAGCCAGCGTCGGCTGAACCGAGAACTGACCACCGAGACCCGAACCGGCAGCGGCAGTGGTGTTGGTCAGAGCAGCACCGGCACCAGCAGCAAGGCTGTTGGAGTAGAGAGCAGTGGTACCAAGCGTTCCACCGTTCTGTCCCTGGGATGAGTGCTGCCCCTGGAGCGCGGCGACGTGGTTGTACGGCTTGTTGGCGAAGTTGTCACCGGTCCATACCGTGACGTCCGAGAACTTGATGGAGACCGCAGCGGATGCGACACCCGGCTGGGTCAACTGGAGGGTGACCGGAACCGAGCCAGCGGAGTAGGGCTGCCCGTTACCTGCCGGGGTGGAGATGGTTCCAAGGAGAATGTAGTCTCCGGACCCTCCCTGGTACCAGAACTCAGTGGAGAACTGGGTGACCAGGACACGGAAACCGATGTTGGTGTTGACCGGGATGGCCGCAGCCGCCAGCAGGAGTCCCGACACGGTCTCCGTACCGTTGTAGTTGACGACGCCGTAGATCCCCATGCTGTTGATTCGGAAGTAGGCACCGTCCGAGGGGGTGTACGGGGCCGACGCGACGTTCGCTGCTGCGAATCCGAAGTTGGCTACCCAGTTGGACGGCGGAGCCGCCGTGATCATCGCGCGGATCTGCGTCGCGATGACCTGCTGTCCCACGAGCGTGAAGGTTCGCCACGTCTGGTAGACCTGGCTAGAGGTGGTAGTAGTGACCAGGGAGTTGTTGAAGACCACGTATCCGGAAGCCAGGCCCAGTGTGAAGGTCGTTACGGCAGAGCGCCACAGCGTTGTGTTCTGAGAGGTCGAGGAGAAGGAGTCGTCGAAGATGACCTGGTCGGTGGCGGCGAGAAGACGGCGGTTAGCCGAAGTCAGGCCAGCGCGAACCACGCGGCTTCCGCTTACTGATCCCGCGTCAACCTCAGAGGAAGCCACAGCGAAACCCGACTTGGCAGCAGTGCGCTGGAGCGCGACGGCAAGTTCGTAGTCTGCCGTTACGTTCGCCTTACCCGCTGTGCTAGAACCGGTGTCAAGAACCGCCATGGAGAACCTCTCAGAGAACCTGATAGAAGAAGCGTCGGGCCCCCACTACCGGGCCTGGCTGCGCTACGCAAGAAAGGGTGAACGAACCGCTTCCAGCAACCGCTGCAACCAGTATGCCGTCCCACTCCTGGTCGTTACCCACGCGATTCGTTGCCGTGTTACCTGACGGGAACACCAGAATTCGGCTCGAAGGATTCACAGCGGCGTCCGTGATGACGAAGGTCTCGTCATAGCGGGGTACTCCGGAGCCGAAGTCGACCTCGATCTCCGTGACAGACGCACCACCCGAAGGACCTGTCGGACCGGTAGGACCGGTGACCGTCGAGGCCGCTCCGGTTGCACCCGTGGGTCCAGTAGGTCCGAGCGCGCCGGTAGGACCGGTGACGGTCGAAGCGGCACCGGTAGGACCCGTAGGACCCGCCGCGCCAGTAGGACCTGTGACCGTCGAAGCGGCACCAGCCGAACCCGTGGGTCCGGTAGGGCCCGCTGCTCCGGTGGGACCGGTTACGGTGCTCGCGGCTCCGGTGGCACCTGTGGGTCCAGTCGGCCCGGTAACCGTAGAGGCGGGTCCAGTGGGTCCAGTAACCGTCGAGGCTGGACCGGTAGCACCTGTGGGACCAGTAGCACCCGTGGGACCAGTAACTGTGCTGGCAGCCCCAGTGGGGCCGGTTGGTCCTGCGGCACCAGTGGGACCCGTGACGTTGGACGCCGCACCAGCAGAACCCGTAGGACCCGTGGGGCCTGCACTACCAGCAGGTCCGGTTGGTCCCGTGACGTTAGAGGCTGCGCCAGCAGATCCGGTGGGACCAGTAGGTCCGGCAGGTCCAGTGGGGCCCGTGACAGTCGAGGCCGCGCCCGTGGAGCCCGTTGGTCCGGTGGCCCCGGTAGGTCCTAGCGTTCCAGCAGGACCAGTAGGTCCCGTGACGGTTGACGCAGCACCAGTAGATCCTGTGGGCCCAGTGGGTCCCGAAGGACCCGTGGATCCAGCGGAACCAGTGCTACCGGTAGGCCCGGTAGGACCAGCAGCACCTGCACCACCAGTGGGGCCAGTCGGTCCAGCAGAACCCGCGCTACCAGTGGGTCCGGTTGGTCCGGTCGGACCAGCAGAGCCTGCGGGACCGGTGGCCCCAGAAGGCCCGGTTACGTTAGAGGCTGCGCCGGTAGGGCCGGTAGCGCCAGCAGGACCGGTGGGTCCCACCGATCCGGTAGGTCCGGTCACCGTGCTGGCGGCACCGGGAGGACCCTCAGGTCCGGCTGCCGCAATGAGGAGATCCCAGTTGTCAGACACCTGAGATCACCCCCGCGTCCGCTGTGTTACGGACCCTTCTAGGATTCGAAGAGTGTCGCCACCTGTTGAGGACACCTCGATCAAGTACTTACCCGAAACTGGAAGCGACGCAAGCGTCGTGGGGTCCAGCGTCATCGTGAAGGAGAGCCCGTCACTGGCCACGGTGACTTGTGACGACGGGCTGGTGAACACAGAAGAGGGCGTTCCCCCGGGAAGGAAGAACGACAGGGTGACGGTGCGGCCAGAGAAGGTGAAGTCCACACCGTTCCTACGGACCGCAATGGTTCGCCGGAAGGTAGCACCCGCGTCCATTACCAGGTTTGCGTGTCCCGCCATTGGCCTAACCGTCCGTGTTCATGAGTTGACTTTGAGGTCAGACGGTCGCCCCGGTGGCGTCCTTCCAGACAGTTCCGTTGAACCACACCGGCTTGCCGAGTGTCGTGTCGTAGAACTGGAAGGAGCGACCGTCAGCCGGAAGCCCTGCGGGGCGCTGAGCAGTTGTGCCCTGACCGACCTGCGGGGTCGGGCCGTACGAGGCCGGGGTTACTCGGTCGACGAGAACCGTCCAGGCAGAGTCTGTGGGAAGTCCCATGATGTCTCCTTGAGTGAAGTCTTCCTGCTAAGGATAGGGTGAATCGGTTCCGGGTTGCTTAAGCCCAGGCCCGGACCCAGTCAACCTTCATCTGAGTACCCGCAGGTGGCTGGGTACCCGCGTAGGTGGACAGGTTGATGAGCAGATAGTGCGGACGAGGATCGACCGGCAACTGTCGAACCGCGTAAGGCTTCCCGTCGAGATACGGGGTGAGAATTCCGTCAGTGCCCCAGTGAAGTCCATAGACATGGAAGGCTCCGAGGTAGTTGCTGGTCGTTTCCCCGTAGGAGTCCGGACCGCTCGGACCGCCAGCGAGCGGGTGATAGTTGAACGCAGGCCTCTTTCCGGTTCGAGTGTCGATCTCCAAGATGTCGATCTCCGGTGGCCAGGTGTTGACTGGCATCGGAAGGAGCCACATCGCGGGCCAGCATCCGTAGGCGGTGGGGATGTAGATGTTCGCCTCGATGAACTGTCCAGGGACCATGGAGTAGTGGCCAGCAGACTGGATCAGTCCGGAGGCTGTCGGATACACAACGCCGTTGATCGTCTTGGGAGCACCACTACCCGTCGCGATAACGAGGTTGGCACCGTCAGCCTTTACCTGCGATGACGCCAGGTAAGCGCCCTCCTTGCCATGGTTCCAGGGCTCGTCTGCGGTAGTGGTCGGTGCCCATCGGCCCGTGCTCCACTTCGTCGGGTCGGCAGGTCCGATGTAGTTGAACTCGTCACCCCATACCTTTGACCACGACTTGCCAGCCACCGGTGATCCTGAGACCGCCAGAGGCTGCACAGCAGATGCCCTCAATGAGGCGATGGTGGCATTGAGCCCCGCGATGGTGGCATTGAGCCCCGCGACGTCCTTGTCAGCCACTGCTCCGGCTGCGGACCCCGCTGCGGCGAACTGATCGGCATACGTCATGAAGCGTCTCCCTGATGCGGATTGTCTTTCACCAGGGTAGCCGCAACTACCAAGGGCTTCGGGATACCTCGATCTCGGGCAGCGTGAAGTCCTTGGTGAGTACGCAGGCCATCGCCAGACTGTCGGCGTAGTCGTCGTGTGCGTCAGCGGCTCGCGGCGCAGCAGCCAGGACGTAGGGACCCTCGAACTTCTTCTCCAGGTCCTCCATCTGCTGACGGAAGCGACGCCATGTCTTGTTTCGGCGAGTCTTGGCGTGGGCTGGCCAACCGATCTTTCCTCGGTCGATCAACTCCATGAGGTGCTTCCAGCGCTTGGACTGGTCGGGCCTCTGGCTTCCCAGTTCCTGGATCGGGGTCTGCGGCATGAGGACACGCAGACGGTCGATCACGACGTCGCCCACGCCGCCCGCGTCCACGCCGATGGCGAAGACGTTGTAGTTGGAGAGGAACTCCACGATGCGGGCGTACTGCTCCTCCCAGCCCAGTCCGGAAAGGTCGAGCCAGTTGAGGATGCGGTGCTCGTAGTACCCGAACTCGTCAGGGTTGTCCCAGTGGACCCAGACCACCGTCACGATGGTGGAGTCCTGCTTTCGGGCAGGGTCGATGCCCACCACGACTGGAGTCTTGTGCCAGGAGGGGATCGTCTGCATGGAGAGGTCCCCGAGATCATCGAGCCTCTCCCCCGTGACGAACATGCCTCGGTCGAGCAGCCACATGAGTCGGTAGGACAACTTGAACTCGTCGGCGTCCTCACCGATACGGAGCATCTCCTTCTTCACGAAGCGCTCGTAGTTCTTGTTCCACTTGGAGACCTCCTTCCAGTCGGCCTCGAAGTGGTTCATTCGCTGGCCGCGCCTGGTGGACTGCCTCTTGTTGATCTGGATCTGCTTGTAGAAGACGCCGACCTCATACGTCGGGGTGCCTGTGAAGACCATGGTCGCGTTGGTGGAGGCACCCATCGGTCCGATGGACTTGTTGACGACGCGCTCGTCGGCACCCTGGCACTCGTCGATGAGGATCAGGTGATAGGTGCGGCCCTCGATGGTGGCGCGGGGGTGGGCAGTCTGCTTGCGGACCAGGGAGCCGCTGTTCTTGAGGGTGATGACGCGAGATCCCCCGTCGACCTTGTCGTCGATCTCGGGGTCCGCCATGACCTCCTGGGCCCGGTCGCTGGTGAGTCGGGCCACGATGCGACCGAATAGGGTGTCGGCCTGGTCCTCGACCGGAGCGAAGGCACCAACCCAGACACCCTCCTTGTACTTCCCAAGCAGCGCAGGGAATGCCTTGGCCAGCCTGGGGAACATGATCATGACCGCAGCCACGACGTTGGCCACGGTCTCAGACTTGCCGGACTGTCGGGAGAAGAGCGCGGTGAGGGTGGCCCCGTCGTTGATGATCAGGGACTCGATGAGGCGGCGCGCGAAGGGGACCTGGTAGCCGTAGAGCGGGTGACCGGAGATCTCATCGACCACCAGCAGCATCTTGTCGACCAACTTATCGACCATCGCCTGGGAGACCTCGTCCAGGATGATGTCGGTGTCGATCCTGGCCTGGCGCTCTTCGTCGGTCTCGTCGGTGTACTCGTCCTCTTCGAGTTCGAGTTCTTCTGCTACGGCGGTCATCAATACCCCTGGTTGCTTCTACGTGTTGCAACCAGGGTATTGACTTATGTAAGCCTTTCTGTTAACCGTGGACGATCTGATGGATCCTCTGACGGCTGATCCCGTACTCCGCACCTAGCGTAGAACTGGCTACCTTGTGGGCAGGGTTGAAGTATCGAGACACGATGAAGGCGTCCCGCTCCTCCTCAGCCACGGCTGCTCGCTCGCTGGCGCAGAACTCGTCGCAGTAGACGGTGTACTTCTGCGTGGTCGCGACGCCGAGCAGCGCCATGCAGCCACGGCAACGGACCTCGTAGAGGGTCACGGCACACACCACCAGCACTCGTCGCAGGTCGTGCGGTTGGGGTCCGTCACGACGTTCGGGCAGTTGGGTTCACCCGTCCCTGTCGACGTCAGGAGGTGATTGGCGAGTAGGCACTGACACTTGGTCACGCCACGAACCCCATGCAGAAGCGGCACACCCAGACCTCAATGACAACCCAGGTGGGGTAGCCCTCGTAGCGTCCGCAGTAGTGACAGATCATGGTGTCGTCTCCCTTGCGATGTGAGCGGCTCCGCGGCAGTAGCGGCAGACGATGCCGTTTGCGTGGCGCGCGGTGAGACATTCCGCTTCGATGGCTAGTGCGATCCGCTCCCCCAGCGCCTTGACCTCAGCACGAGCAGCGTCGCGCTCAGTGCGCCACCGCTCGTCGCAGAGTTCGTGCTTCCGCAGCCGCTCGACCTCGGCCTCGGCGGTCCTGGCCCGCTCCTCCGCTGCGTCGGCGCGGTCCTTCTCCGCGTCGAACTCCGCGCGGAGACGCTCGACCTCACGCGCCAGTGGTTCGCGCCACTGATCCGCAGCGTCGTCCCGCTCACCCAGCGACGGAGCGGCCAGGTCGTCGGTGTCCTCGCCAGCGCGCGACGGAAACACCGACACCGGCAGATCATCGGCGGTCGGGGTGGGGGCGGGCTGGTACGGCTCGATGACCATGCCATCGTCCGCGTACTCGACCGCGTGACCGCATCCAGCGCAGGGGGTGGGGGCGAGGTATGCGGGGCAGCCGCACCATCCGCACCATTCTGAGCACGAATCGCGACCGCCGAGTCCTAGGCCGACGTGCTCGTCCTTGTCGTGTCCGCAGCCCTCGCGGGCGCAGGCGGTGCCGGGGGCGGTGGTCATGGCAGGTCCTTCCATGCGGCCTCAAGGCCTGTCCAGATGGGATCGAACTGCTCGGCGCGGAAGGTGATCCCCCGCCCGTACTCGTCCTTGGAGATCACGTACTCGCGAACGTCGAAGTAGATCTGACCCTCGACCGTCCGCGAATAGACATGAATCTCGATGTCGGGACGGCTCGGGATGCGCTGGTAGATCTTGCGCTCGGTGGTCATGGTTCCTCCTGTGGTGTTGACAGACATAGTCCACTCTCGGACCTGGTGTGTCAAGCCATTCGCTGGCAGCGCTTCACGCGGTCTGCTTGACACTGGACCGGGTATCAACTAGCCTCGCAGGAACGAGAGGAGGTCATCATGAGCGACCAGAAGATCAACACGATTGCGTTCTGCGAGCGTTGCCGTGGGCACAGGATCGTGGACAAGAACGGCCTGTACTGGCAGTGTCACGACTGTGGCCTCCGCTGGCACATGTGGGACAAGACGAACGTCCTTCACTGGAAGGCCGAACCACTAATTCGGGAGCAGTAATGAGCGGCGACGGACTGAACAACATCGACGGGTACGTCCGGGGTCTCCAGCAGAGACAGCAGGAGAACAACAGGCAAGCGGCAGAGGGAGCACTGCTCAGCGTCCTGCTCACGTCCCTGTTCGCGTGGCTGTTCTCCCCCCGCCGCTAGACCCGCTCTTCGAGAGCGTCCACCACTCCGATCAGGGCCCAGAGTCCCTGCTTCGCTTCCTCCAGCGATACCGCCTGGCCCAGCCGTCGGTAGTCGTCGAGTGCCTTGACGATCCCTGACCCCGTGCTGTCCGCCCAGTTGAGGACCTCTGTGGTCGGCAACTTCTTGAGCCTCTTGTAGGCCAGTGTCCTGCGCTTGTCCTCGCGACGCCTCATGCCAGAAGATCCAGCATGTCGAGGATGCGGTACTCCTCGTCGAGGTCCTGTGCGTTATGCGCCACAACGCGGCGAGCGCTGGCTCGAACCTTGGGATCCGAGGAATCCACGCGAGCCATGAGCATCCGGAGGTTACTCACTAGCGGTGGCTCCGAACCAGTCGGGTCGGGCTCGAAGGACGTCTTCTCGTCCTCCGAAGGTTCCGTCGGGGGTGGTGAGACCAATAGCGTCGAGGAGGGCCTCGTCCTCCGTGCGATCAGTGTGGTGCCACTTTCCGAAGACGAGTCCTCGTCCTGGCCAGAGGTGGAGGACGTGGGAGACGGAGTACCGGAAGGGCTCGTCGATCTCGTTAGTGACGGCGCGATGGTGTAGAGGGGCATCGTGCTCAAGACGGATCGCATGAGCGAAGAACGGTCCGAGGTCATGGGTGTCTGCCATCTGTGTTCGTTTCCCGAGTAGTTGTGCGTCTAGTACTCGGATCCTATGACTTGACGGTTGGGGGATTGTTAGTCGTCGATTGCCAACTGCTTGAACTGCTTGCCCTTCATGACGCTTGACGACTTCCCAGGGAAGTGTGTCCCTGCACGGAGTGCATCGCGCATCGTCTGGCGACCGTTGGCCACCTCGCCGGTATGAAGGTTCCTGGTGCTGTCCTGCGTTGTCTCCGCCAACTTCCAGGACTCGTGGGCCACACGGTGTCCCGCGTCCCAGGTCTCGAAGTTCGAGGGCTCGACGAAGTTGCCCTGTCCAGTGGGGTTCTCGACGATCCCCTTGTTGACCAGATGCTGCACGACGTGCGCGGAGAACTGCGAGAGGCTACTGCTCGGGACGGGGGTCCCCCATCCTCGGGCCCTGCTCTCGTTGACCGCCGCACCTACTGCCGTCGGGAAGAGGTGTCGGGCACCCTTGGAGAAGAAGGCGTCCACGTCACCCGGGCTATGGCTCGCGTTGAATAGACGGCCCTGCCCGCTGTGCTGGCTGGGGTCAGCGGAGTAGGAGTAGTGCGTGCTAGGTCGACTCACCGCCACAACGCCGTACTGGTCCCCGTGCTCGCCACCCTTGACAGCCACCTCCGCCACGGCGGTCTTCCCGGAGCGACCCCTGGTGGTACGCAGCCGGAACTGGGGACCAGGCTCCATGCTCACCAGGAGGCCCTTGCGTAGGGGTAGTTGTTCAGGGTCCGGTTGATCAGGCGACCCGGGCTCTTCACGCGCTTGAAGTTGCGCCAGACCGACGGGGGAACGTCGTAGTACTCGTATCCCACGCCGTCGCGGAATCGGACACGCAGCGTCTTGGTCTTCGCGTCATAACCTGCGGCCAGGGTGCGAGGACGAGGCGGGTCGATGGACGGGGTCGGCTGGTATGGGAGGAGAAGGCTGTCGTCGCCCTCTCGCGCGTCCTGCATCGCGAGCGCTGTCTCATAGGACATGTTGCGACGAGCCGTCATTGCCTCTGGGGCCGACGAGTAGTCGAGACCCTTGGCTACAGCGTGCTGCGGCGTCTCACGGCGACCGGTTCCCAGAGCGGCCTGCCCCAGGACGCTCTCATCGTAAGCACCACTACCGTTGGAGGTGCTCTGCTGGATCTGTCCGAAGGTGGGGACGACAGCACGACGCGCCGGACCACGGTTGCGGTTCGGTGGCTGTGGATTCCTACGCGGTGGGCGTGGGGCCACGGGTACCTCCTAGATGGTGAAGCGGGCTACCGGGAGCCCAGCAGCAGGTAGCCCGCTCCGTCAGCCGTCGTTCACGCGAGACCGAGGTATGCCTTCTTCGCGGCCTCGTCCTCGACCACGACGAAGTTCTGCTTGGCGAGCCAGGCCTCGGGGTCGATTCCGAATGCGCGCTGCGCCTCGGGGTCAGGGAGTTCGGCCTTCGTGACCACGTAGCGGTTGAACTCCTCGGTCTGCAACGGCTGCGCGCCATGCTGGGAGACCCAGTCACCGGCAGGGCCCGTCTCCACGACCGGCTCCACAGTTGCTGCGGCAGCCTCAGCGGCAGCCTTGGCCTCGGCGACCTTCGCGGCCTCTTCTGCTGCCTTAGCGGCTGCCTCAGCCGCCTGGGCATCCGCCTCGGCGGTCGGGACCACGCCCGTTGCCTCTTCGACCGATGCCTCGATGGGTGTCTCGCTCATGTCTGTGTCCTTAGGAGATCTGCTGGACTGTCCAGCCTTCGGGGATGAAGGGGCCCTCCTGGTCCCAGGTCTCTTCCTGGTGAGGGCAGTTGACTGCGGCCTTGACGTGTTCGCCGTCGAAATAGACGCACCGGTCTACGAATCCGATAACCCGTTCGGCCATGAGTCGATTCCTAACTAGCGCCTGTTGCTGAATCCGATCCTACCGCCATACCCGGAAGGACTCCGTCTCCGAACTGGAGCGGGGACAGCAGACCGCCAACGTAGACGTTGCTAAGCGCGGCGGAGTAGGGAGGATCCCAGGGCTCTACACCGGGACCAGTGGGTCGCTTAAGTGCTGGCATCGGGGATACCCTCAAGCGCCTTGACGTTCGCGTCGAACGCGAGCGCACTACCAGGAACGTCCGACAGGTCGTAGCCCATCGCCTCTAGCAGGAAGTTCAACTTCTTGTGGACGTCAGGGAGGGACTTTCCTCCGTTGGACTCCGGCTGAATCGGCTTCGTGTACCTCTCGAACTTCTCGTCTAGGAGAGGGTCCACGATCTCGACAACCCTCTTGACGAACTTCTCGTCCTTCTTGTGGGTGGCTGAGAGGCTAAGCCGGTAGATCACGGTGACTACGCCGACCGCTGCCAGGATCATGGTGCAGACAATTCCCACGTCCCCAACCTCACGGACCCAGTCAGGTGTCGCGTAGCCAGTAGTGGCGAGCACCAGATCCGCAAGAATCGTTGACATACAGAATCCGCCCGGTACACGTCGAAGGAGAAGGCACTACGACAAGAGTACCGGGCGGACGGCTTGACGACCTATACCGTTACGCCAGCCTTGGCCAACTGGCGACGCAGCATCTTCTGCCCTGGGCCACAGCCCGTGAGGGCCCCGATAAGAATCGGCTGATCCTTCGCAGGGGGTAGGAACTTGAGGTGGTTGTTGCCGGTCAGGGTCACTGTCCAGCCAGCCTTCTCAGCGGCCTTGATCAGTTTCGCGGTGTCCTTGTCTGCTCCGTAGGTAGCCATTTCCCATCTCATCTCCCAGTTGTCTGTGGTGTGGTGTATCGCTTCAACTAGACAACAACGTACGCCTGCAATCACAAGCGCGCAAGTATGGGGTAAGAGACGATTCTACTGCTCCTCCAGGTCTTCCCAGGACATCTGCTCGATCTCCGGCGTGTCGTCGAGCCCCTGCCACTGCACGATCTCCCAGAGTTCTGGCCAGAGGGGGTGGTCGAAGTAGCGTCCTCGAAGGAGCAGGACAGCGTTCTCGGGACGATGCCCGTACAGGTCGTGCGGGTTCGATATGAACTTCCAGCCCTGGGGCCACTTCTCCTCCTTGGCGTAGTAGTTAGCCTCTCGGAAACTACCAGCAAGGACCAAGATCCGGCGACCATCAGGTGTGCGAGGCGCGTTGCTCGTGGCCTTACGCAGCCACGAGACCTTGCTCACAGCCACTCCCCCGTGAGCACACCCCGGATGTCCGCTGGGCGGTAGTTGGGGCCCTTGAGGAACTTGCCGTCCTCCCGCACGACCGGCTTGCCGTCCTGGCCCAACTTGCTCATGTTCGAGCGGTGGACCTCAGCGAAGACCTTGTCCAGGGGGATCCCCAGCACGTCAGCCGTGCCGTAGGCGACGTACAGGAGGTCGGCCAGTTCCTTAGCCGCAGCCTCCAGCATCCGCTGTCGCCAGGGACGTCCCTCGGTGTACGTCTCAGCCAGGTTAGCCAGGGCCTCGTCGACTTCGCGCCACTCCTCGTGGATGAGGCTCATCCGTAGTTGGAGGGCACTAGGAATCTGGCTTTCGGTGGGCTTCTCCTGCCCGAAGGCCTTGTGGAACTTGGCGACCTTCTTCTGGTTGTTCACCACGACCGGCCCCCATGGTAGATGCCGGTCGGCTTCGCCGTGAACGCCTTCTCGATGGCGTCTCCGATGACCTTGGATCCCGCCTTGATCGCGGAGGCGATGGCAAGGTTGGAAAGCACCTGTGCCGTCTGCAAGTGCCCAGCGTTTACTTCGTCGATTGCCTTCTTGGCGTAGGCGTCCGCCACTGTCTCGAACGTCTCTGTGTCAGTCATGTCAATGCTCCTGGTTGTGTTTCTGGTGTCTAGGCGATGGGGGTCCACGGGCCCTGGATGACGTTGTCTCCCAGAACCTCGTGATGGTCGTTCTGCCAGTCGTATACGTGGTCACGGATGTCATCCGCGTTGAACGTCATGTAGTCCTTCCCCTGCCTCGCCGTGCTTGTCCAGGTGATGGGGCTGTTGGGCCACCGGTCCCAAGGACTCGTCGTCGGGAAGGAGGGGTAGGCCGGGGTGTTCGGGAAGAGGGGCCACTGCCCAGGTGCGGGAAGAGGAAGCGGAGGACGGTCCTCGATGGACTCCGTCCTCCGCTCGATGAGACGACCCTGCGTATCGAACTTCTCCGTGATAACTGTCCGCTTGCTCATAGGACCACCAGGTTCGTGAAGTACTGGTTGAACTGCGGGCCAGCCAGGTAGGCCACTGCCCCGCTCTTGGAGGTGTTGCCGTATCCAGCGGTGAAGTAGTCGGACCCACCGTCCAGGCTCGGGGTCTGGATCACCGTCGTCCCGGAGATGTCCTCCAGGTAGAAGTGGTGCTTGTGCCCGAGCAGGGCCAGGTGAGCCTTGAAGCCGTGGTGGAAGTGCAGGTAGTCGCGCTGTGACTTCACCCACGCCGCCGTCGTCCCCTTGGCCTTGTGACCGTGACCCGTGGCGATGTTGAGGCCCGTACCGAACGCGTCCGGAAGGAGGGTCCACCACTCGTCGTGCGGGATCAGGAAGGTCAGCAGGTCCGCGAGATTCGACTCCGTCAGGACGTCCCGCACGCTCTCCGCGAGGATGAGCCCCAGGTTGTCCGACTCCGAGGTGAAGGGAGCCATCCCGATGCTCTGCCGCATCTCGCCGTGGTTGTCGGTCACGTACTTCTTCGTGATCGGAAGACCAAACTCGGCCAGGCCACGGGTTCGCTGGATGTCGAGATTGCGACCGGCCTGGAACTGCTTGCGGAGCGTCTCCGTGGTGCGCTGCTGGCTGGGGTAGTGGCCGAAGATGTTCTCGACCGTGTCCCCGTTGGCGACGTCCAGGATCCCCACGATGTTCGGGTGCGTCTTGAGTTCTGCCTTGAGGTTGTCGTACGTCCTCTGGAGCGTGTCCTCGATACGCCTTGTGACGCCTGCGATCCCGCCGCCCTCGCTCTTACCGATCTGCTCGTCGCCCTGCTGGTGGACGTAGAAGATCGGGTCCATCGGGATCCCGAGCGTTCGCTTGATCGGCTTGATCTTGTTGATCCGCTTGACGGCCTCGTCGAGATCCTCGATCCCGGTGATGGGCTCCTTGATCCGCTTGAGCCGGATCTTGTAGGAGTACAGCCAGATGACGTCGCGGCTGCCGTTCTTGTTCCCCTTGGACTGCTGCCACTTCGACATCTTCACGCCGTTGTCATCGACGTAGAAGTGCTGGGGGTCATAGCCGAAGAACTCGATCAGCGGGGCGTAGTCCTCACCCAACTGGACGGGCCAACTGTCGTGATAGACGGTCAGACCATCGGGGTCCTCGTCGGCACGAACGGTCGGCCTGAGGGGGGTCTCGTCCTCTTCTGGCTCAGGACGAACCCACTTGATCTTGGCTCGGAATCGGCGGACAGCCGTCTCCGATGTCTCGACGCCAAGTTCGGAAAGCCGTGTGACGGCCTCGGTATGAAGGTGTGGTCCTTCGAGCACCTCTCGGATGGTGGGGTATTCGTCTGCGATCTCTGACAGGGTTGCCATGCGGCTCCTCGAATCGACTCTTGATGGTGGTTCTGGGAAACCGTAACATGGGTATCAACACCCCTGTCTAGTCATACGGAGCATTCGATGTCACTCACACCTCGCGGCGAGCGCGCAGCAGGCTCAGGAAGCCTTGACCGGCTCTTCCCCGATGGAGCGCCCATCACGTCGGCTCCGTGGTCCCAGGCGGGCAAGCGCCGGGACCGCCAGGACTACAACCCGGACGTCGTCCGCGCGGCGCTGCTTCATCCCCAGGGTCACCAGATGGTGGACGTCGATCTCAAGACACTGTCTGCGACCCAGCCCTCCGTCACCCGTTCGGCGGTGCAGCACTACCTGGAGCACCCCGACTACGAGGAGACCGGAACGACCTACGCCGATCAGAACAACGCGGGGAACCGAAGGCCGGTACTGTACGCACGAGAGGACGGCACCAACCTGCTGCTGTCCGGCCACCACCGGGCTACCGCGTCCCTCATCAAGGGGTCGCAGTTCCGTGCGATCCAGTTGGAGGGACCGTGGGGACCACCGAGGAAGTGAAGACCTTCTGGGTTACCCCGACACTGTTCGTGGGGAGCGAGGGCCCTGCCCTATCCCACCTGCGCCCCTCCACTGTCAAGAGGGCGCTGCACCTGATCCGGCACGGCGAGGCTGTCCTCGTCCCAGACTTTGACACTGCCCGGGAGATCCTCGACCTCCTGGGGATGGGCCACGACGTCATCGAGGACCGGATCCACTTCGCGCGGACAGGGAAGATCCTCGGGGCCCCTGACCTGCCCGAATACCCCTACTAAATAGACCGTTACCTTCGTTGCGGTCTATTTGATGAGGCCGTAGCCTGCGGGTATGTCCCCACAGCAGGCTGGTATCTACGCCCGGATCTCCAAGGACCGTACTGGTCAGGCCCTCGGCGTCGAGCGCCAGATAGAGGACTGTCAGGCCCTGGCACTGTCCAAGGGCTGGGGCGTCGCGGGGACCTACATCGACAACGACGTCTCCGCCTCGACCCGCTCCAAGGCACCCCGGCCCGAGTACGACCGTCTGCTGGCTGACGCGGAGGCTGGACGTCTCGACGGGATCATCGTCTACAACATGGACCGCCTCACCAGGCGCGTCTTCGAGATGGCCAAGTTCCTGTCCTGGCGCGAGGAGCGTTCCATCCCCTTCATGACCACAGAGGGGGACGACACCGAGTCCGCCAGCGGTCGCATGATCATCAATATCAAGGCAGCCGTGGCGCAGCAGGAGGCCGAGCGGATCTCCGAGCGCGTCGAGCGGGCACTGTCCCAGCGCCGTGAGAACGGTGGGGCATCCTCGGGGGGACATCCCGCCTTCGGGTGGGACGACGGCTCCTACCGGGTGATCAACCTGGCGCAGGCCCGGGCCGTCCGAGAGGGTGCCCAGATGATCCTGGACGGGGCCACTGTCGGTGACGTACTACGCGACTGGGGTAGCAGAGACATAGGAGCCCCCACGAGTCGCACAGCGGTCCGCAGGGTCCTCACCAACCCCCGCACAGCCGGGATCCTGACCTACAAGGGCCAGGAGATAGGTCGGGGAGACATGGTCCCACTCATCGACGAGGACACTTTCCGGGCCCTCCAGAAGGTCCTCCGGGGGTACTCCAAGAGGGGTAGGCCCCCGAAGGTCCATCTTCTGGCCGGATTGGTCGTCTGTGGGCTCTGTGACTCCAAGATGGCGGCTCAGGTGACCAAGGATCGAGCCCGATGGGCCTGCGATGCCGGTCGAGGGGGCTGCAACAAGGTCTCCAGGGACTATCGCTGGCTCAACGACACAGTGGACCAGGTCGTCCTAGCGGCCCTCCAGCGCGTTCCTGAGGCCTCCATGGAACTCGTAGGGCCCGATCTGGGCGCAGAGATCGCCAGGCTGGAGGATCTGGCCACCAGGACGCGTGAGCAGGTCCTCTCAGGGGCCCTGGGAGCCGAGGGACTGGAACTGATGTCAGATATTCGGCACAAACTTCTGACACTACGGGCCGAACAGGGCGCTCTGACGCGTCAGGAGTCCCCGGAACTGGCCCAGGTATGGTTGGAAGGTTCGTTCGAGTCCCGTAGGAGCGTCGCAGAGGCTCTGATCGAGCGGATCCTGGTGCTTCCCATCGGAAAGGGGGGCTACGGAGCGGTTAAGCCCCTGCCCTTTGACTCAATTCGAGTGATTCTGAGGTAGAAGCGACCGTATGAAGGATCCGCAACTGCCACGGCTCCGGCTTCCAGCCAAGAAGCGTCTCTTCGATGAACTCGTCAAGCGTCATAGGGGTGACGATAGCCGGGAAACGCTTCCCTGTCTAGTTACCGTCAGGCGGACTTGAATCGGTCGCAGCCGCAGTGCGCGTCCTGGCACACGCGCCTGCTATGGGTGTCCTTGGTGTGCCCACAACGGCATGTCTGGCTCGCAGCGGGGGCCACCGCACCGAACTGCTCAGGGCTCAGGGTGCTCATAGCGCCGCCTTGTAGAGAAGGTAAGCGTTCGCGATGTCGGACGGAGAGGCAGCCCAGTCTTCCCGCGCTGGGTCGAACGGGATCTCGAATCCTGCCGCAGCGAATCCCCCGGTCGCAACCTGCGAGCACACCCAGCGCTTGTCGCTCTTCGCGCGATTCACAAGCCACTTCGCCTTGAATCCAAGCCTGGTGAACAGCATCGCGAAGATGTCGATCCAGCCGTACTTGAGCCCGAGCAGGGTGTACCAGAATATGACAGCCTTCTTGCGCTGCGCGTCGGTCAGCGGAAACTTGACGATGAGGGCCTTGGCCGGGTCGCTGAGGTCCCAGGTGGATACTGGGGTCTCGGTGATTCCCGTGGGGTGCGCCTCGATGGCCGTCGGGACTCCCTTGACCTCACCGATGTAGCACGCGACATGGTTGTACGGACTCAGGGTGAAGACCTGAATCGCGCGTGCAAACGGGTCGGTCGTATGAAGGAGGATCAGATCCCCGACCTCAAGCGTCTCTGTCATGAGACAAGTGTCCCTGAGACCGAACAGGGTGTGAGAACGCGGACAGCGAGGGACTCGAACCCCCAGCAGTTCTACCTGCTACACGACTAGCAATCGTGCTCCTCGTCCAGCCGGACGCCGCCCGTATCTGTCCCCCATACCGCTTGAATCAGAGGCGAGTATGGGGGGTACGCGGGAGGTGAGGGATTCGAACCCCCAGGTCTGTTACAACCTACGGTTTTCAAGACCGCGACACGCCACCGATGTTAGACCTCCCATGTCGGTTTCTGATCTTCGCCGTACGAGAGAACACTCACGGCACCGACGGGCCGCTCTCTGGCGTCCGAACCTTACCCGGTTAGTTCGGAGGTTCACGCTTACCAAAGCCTACGTGGCCCGGAAAGCACGGGAAGAACGCGTAGCGGTGGTCGGATTCGAACCGACGTCTGTTCTGCTTATGAGGCAGGGCTGGAACCGCTCCAGTCACACCGCAGTGCGTGGAGAAGACAAGAGTTGTTGCTTCTACGATACGCTTCTCCACATGCGTACCTGTAGATCATGCAAGGAAGAGTTCTCCCCGTCAAGCCGCCATCTCAACTGCCCGCGTTGTCGCGCCGTAAGGTACAACGAGTGCATCTGCGGAGAGAGAAAGGCTAAGGAAGCCCCGAAGTGTCGGGCCTGCACCGACTACACCGGCTCGGCAAACGGGAACTGGAAGGGCGGTGTCGCCCGACACAAGAAGGGGTACGTCATGCGTCGTATCGATGGGCACCCTCGCGGAGGCCCATATGTCTTCGAGCACATACTTGTAATGGAGGATCACCTAGGCAGGTTTCTCTCAGAAGGAGAGAACGTTCACCATATGAATGGCGTAAAGGGTGACAACCGCCTAGAGAACCTAGAACTATGGATTCGACCGCAACCCGCTGGTATCCGCGCTAGGGATGCGGTTGCCTGGGCTAACGAGATCCTTTCCAAGTACGGGGACATTGACGCGACTCCAACAACGCTCAGTGCTACTGGCTAAGCGCTCTTGGAGTCGGGGGGAATCGAACCCCCGTCCTTGGTATTGACTAACGACTAAGACGTACGACCATTCCTCGACGTCGAGGTCCGTGTTTCATCTGTCTCTCCAGCAGTCCTGCCCGTCTTTCCGGACACTGTCAGCGCGCTGCCCTCGCGCGTGGGGGGTAGGTTCTGTTGCTAGGTCGTTCTACCCGAACCCCGGGTGCCTTGTTAGGTCCCTGGTTTGGCCGTTACCTAGGTTCAGACAGTGACGAGGTTGGCGTCACGGACTGCACCGAGGAAGTTGACCTTCTCGATGTTGCCGAGTATTGCGTCGGGCCGTTTCAAGACTCTGCCCAAGTCCGGTCGCTCCTAGAAGAGTCTCCAACAAGTCGAAACCTGTCGACCCCGTAGGTCTTGCGTGCCCCGCGTTGGATTCGAACCAACGACTCGCGGATTAAGAGTCCGCTACTCTGACCAACTGAGTTAGCGAGGCTGGACCTCCCCCTCCCGACAGTTTGGGCCCAGTGTGGCCGGGAGGAGGAGGGTAGAGCGCCACACCGTTTAGTAGGGGTCGGAGTGTGGCCGTAGACCCCGTGCCATGAGGTGGATTCGAACCACCAGCCACCCGCTTAGGAGGCGGGCGTTCTTCCGTTGAACTATCACGGCTGAGACGACCGAGGTGTCCGTGGATCCCCGGTTTCGTCCGTAGCGTCCCCTTCTCAGACTCACCCGAGAGATAAGGACGCCGGGTCTACCCTGGCCTTCCCACTTGCCCCGATTCCCCAACACGGACTCAGAATCACCGGGCAGTTTGAGAGGTTGTGTGCCGACTTGGAATCGAACCAAGCATGCTCGAAAGCGGGTGGGTTACAGCCACCAGCCCCACCTTGGGGCCTCCGACACGTAGTTCTTGCGCTCCTCCGACAGGATTCGAACCTGTACATGGCTTGCGCCACGCCTGGTTAACAGCCAGGTGCCATACCGTTAGGCGACAGAGGATTAACTGCCCCCGCTAGCCGCTACCGGCTTCTTGGGGGTCGTCTTTGGGGTGTACAGCACCTTGTGCGGTGTTGGTGACGGCTTCGGCGCGGCTACTGCCTTGATCGCATGACGCGGGCTTGGGGTAGGCACTGGAGTTTGGGTCACCGTTACCGTCTCTGTGACGTACACGGTCGGGCCAGGAACCGGGGCGGCTACCGTTCGGTGAGCGCTTGCCTCGATCCCAGCCACTAGGGCGCAGGTGGCCGCTAGCGCCACCGCAGCGATGGCTACAGTCACCCGCTCCACCGACTTGAGTCGAACGTCGCGCTGGTAGAGGGCGTTGCTATGAGCCATCGTTGATCTCCCGGGCTTGTCCAGCCTCTAGTTTACTGGGAAGTGTGGCCCCGGCTTAGCCACCCGCAGCCAGGGCCCGTGCATCCCGCGCACCGCTAGGCAGATGAAGTCCTAGCGCTACATGCTCACCTGAGCGCGGGTGGATGGTGCAGTCGACGCGGAGGGACTCGAACCCCCAGCCGGATGGGTGTAGGCCATCTGCGCTGCCAATTGCGCCACACGTCGCTATCTTGCGTGGGAACCGAAGGACTCGAACCTCCAACCCTGGTTCTTCAAACCAGTGCGTTTCCGCTTACGCCAGGAACCCATGTCCTCGTTAACCCGTACTGGGTACTCGCTGGGGTTCAGGCCCAGAAGCGCCGGGAGGTGAGGACGTACCCAGTCTCGGTGAAGGGACTCGAACCCCCATACGCAAGCGTTCGTAGCGCTTCGTTCATCCATTGAACTACACCGAGGGAGGACCTGGCCGGAATCGAACCGACATCGACGGGGTTGCAACCCGCTGCCTAGCCTTTCAGCCACAGGACCTGGGGTGACAGGCGGGATTTGAACCCGCGACGACCCGAGTCACAGTCGGGCGTTCTACCGCTGAACTACTGTCACAGTGCCCATCCTCGGATTCGAACCGAGAACCTTCGGGGTTTGAAGCCGACGTCTCTGCCAATTGGACTAGACGGGCAAACGGTGGGATCCGCTTCGTTTCTCTTTGTGATGCCACGGATCCCACCGTGTCGCGCTGACACTGCCTAGTGTGCCAACACAGGGGGTGCGGTCTCCCACACGGCCCACCACTTGCTCTTGACGCGGACGCGCCGCAGGAGAAGCAAGAAACTCCCGTGCCCCCCGAGGGATTCGAACCCCCAACATTCCGGATCTAAGCCGGACGCCTCTGCCAGTTGGACTAGAGGGGCATTGCAGGTGCGGGCCTCCCCTGTTGGCATATGAACTCCAACACTGGCGGGCTCGACCCCACCAGACACCGAGCGGTTCCAGCGGGACTTGAACCCGCGACCTTCCGGCTGACAACCGGCTGCGCTACCTGACTGCGCCATGAAACCAGAGCATCCCCAGCGGGATTTGAACCCGCAAGACCCGCCTTGAGAGGGCGGTGAGTCTACCCAATTCCTCCATGGGGACGGAGGATCTCAGGTCTTGACGTGCGTGACCTGGAATCCATCTTCGCGATCCAGCACCAGGTACTGCATCGACTCGAAGTCCAACTTGCGGTTGAGCAGTCCTATGACCTGCTCGTGGTCGAGCGGGCCGCAGGTGTAGAGATCGAACTGGATGAGCGGCGGCTCCTGCTCGTCCCAGATATGAAACGCGATATGCGACGTCTCGATATTGACGCTCGCCGTGATCCCGCGATTCCCGACCGCCTGCACGTAGAACGCGCGAGGCGAGAGTACGACCTTCATATCGATCTGCTGAACGAGCCAGTGAAGCCAACGCTCGGCCTCACGCTCGTCGGTAAGGGGCTGGTTGATCCTGCCCTGGACCAGTAGATGCTTGTGCTGCAAGGCCACTGTCGAACCTCCTCGTGCGCGTGGTGGGTATAGGTGCCGAACTACTTGCGTGGAATAGCGGGGACTCGAACCCCGAACCGTCTGCTTGCAAAGCAGATGCACTGCCAGTTGTGCTACTACCCCTTAAAGATCGGGCCAGGGATCCTTTCCGCCTCGCCGGTCATGCTCGAACCCGACGCTTTCCGAGGAATCCCGTTCATCCGCGACCGAAAGAGTGGGCGGATCAGGCGCTCCGATCTAGTACCCCCAGTGGGACTCGAACCCACTCTGTCTCCGTGAAAGGGAGAAGGCCTATCCCATAGCCCATGGGGACGTGGTGGCTGGGCGAGACGGTCTGCACACCCTCGCCCAGCCGACGCTGTATTCCAGGACAGCGCTACCGTTATCCGAGTCCCTAAGATGCACCCGCGCACTCCCGTTGATTTGTCCCGCTCGGGCCGGGATGAAGGTGTGCAGCACCTTCACGCTGCTCTCCCAGGTCTCGAACCTGGACACTCCCGGTTCAGAGCCGGGTGGGTCTGCCAATTCCCCTAGAGAGCAATAGGGATCCACGAGATATGCGGCCCGTCGCAACAGGCTAGGACTCGCTTCACCCAGAGCCGCTGACAGGATTCGAACCTGCTGCATCCTGCTTACAAGGCAGGCACTCTTCCTAAAGAGTTCCAACGGCAGAGAGGGGCAGGCGGGATTCGAACCCGCGATTATCTGTTTGGAAGACAGATGCCTTAGGCCACTTGGCAACAACCCCATTGACTTGCATTGCGGAACCACGAGCCTCCCGTCGACCCCCGACCTAGCGGGGTAGGCGCGCTCTGTCGCCTCGTTCTTCGGTCAGTCGGAGCAGCCACAGTGCCGGATTCGAACCGACGAACACGCGGATCTCCGAGTTGTGGCCGGACCTGATCAGGATCCGACGCTGTAGTGGTGATCAAGCCACCCTCCGAGACCAGCGATCACCCGCGCGAGCGGGCGGCTTAGGCCATCAGCCTTACTGGACATGGTTCCGTGATGTTGACGTGGGGCCCTATGGCCACTGATGACCCCACGTCTTTGAGCCTACGTGCTCCCCCACGCCTATAGAGGATCGCGGAAAGAGGGAGTGGCCAGGCTGTCGATCCCCGAGGATTTGAACCTCGCAATACCCGCGTATCAGACGGGACCCTTCACCAAGCCGGGACGGGATCGATATAGCGAGACGTGTGCTGCCGTTACACCACGCAGGTTGTCCCGCTTACACCCGAAGGCTAACGGGGCCCACGGAGGGATTCGAACCCTCTCCGCGCCTCTCGTCTAGGTGGCAGGATTCGAACCTGCGGTACTCCTGGATCCAAACCAGGCGGGCTGACCTACTGCCCCACACCTAGATACTCGGGATCTCCTCCCGAGGTCTCACACCCTGTTCAGTTCTCAAGGATCAAGTTGTGGCCGCTCTTCCTGGCCACGAAGAGGAACTTAGCCGAGTCGAATCGCTTCTGTCAAGCGACTGTCTGAACCAGTTCCTCAGCACGCCCCCCAAGATTTGAACTCGGACCTAGTGGGTTTGGAAGCCACTGTGCTGCCGTTACACCAAGGGCGCAGGATTGTCTACCAACTTGCTGTGAACACCGGGACTTACGTCAACTCGTTTGAGGACGGCCCTAGCGGATCGGCTGGTTCGACCATACGGGCGCGACGAAGCCGAGGCGGGTGCTACCGGCCTCGTGCTTGTACAACATTCCGTAGGTCATGTCTAGAGGCTACACGTCACACGACTTCGTTAGGTAGCCGATTTCGTGTGTCCGTGGTAGGTGATACGTTCCCCTCGTCGAAGAAACAGACAAGATCGATCAAAGAAACGGGGAGATAGACAATGTTCGCGCTACCGGACGGTGCCGACCCGCAGGACCTCATCTGGTGGGCACTCATGACACATCCCGGCCTCGAAACCATGATGGACGAGACCGGGATGATTCACTTCGTGGTGAAGCAGTCAGCAACACTCTGCTCCGCTTGCGCCGGTTGCTGTTAGCGGGTCTTGTTCCGGTACTCCTCGATCAGTTCGTTCGAGATTCGACCGGTCTCAGAGACGTCGTAGCCGTTCTTCTGTAGCCAGATACGGACGTCCTTGGTGGTGAAGGTTCCTGTCTTCCCGCGCATAACCGCGCGACCGTTCAATGTCGTGGCACGGACCTCGCGAGTGGGAGTGGCGTTCTTGATGTAGTCCGCTAGCAGAACCTCGAACTCCGCCAGATGCTGCTCACACAGATCCACCTCGTAAGCGGTGCTTCGAAGCGCGAAGAGCGTCGGCTCTGTCACCGGCTTCATGCACTCCTGCTTGGACTTTCCCTTGGTGATCTGCCTGTCGCAGTACCGGGATTCCTGCTTCATGACGATGCCTCCTTGTATCTGAGTAGTTTCGACCTAGTGTTGCTTTACTCGGATACTTCCATACGGAGACTTAGATGACAAGCAGGTGAACGTCCTATGAACCGAGTGCGTCAGTCTTCTGACTTGTCGTCACTGAATGACTCCGGAGCGTTGAGGTCCACTAGCGTCACCCGGCTGACTCGAACACGCGAGACGGTATCGGTTCGGACGTAATCGGTGACGCCGTCGAAGTGCGTGAAGGTGAGGAACGGCGCGACATCGAAGTGATCGACCTCAACCAGGCTCTCCTCCAGATCCGAGTTGATGGAATCGGAGTCATCGAGGCTCTGAACCGTGATGAGCGGGTCGTCGTCGTCATCCACCCAGATCTCGATGAGTGATCCGGTGATCGCGAACTCGGGGTCCAGGTCGTCCGTTCCGACGGCGGTTACGTCACTCATCTTCGCCGTCCCACTTCGTGAGGATGCGGTCCACGAGGGCCTTCACCGGGGCAGGAACGACGGGACGGATGAGCGTCTCCCGGAGGATGTCCAGAAACTGCGAGATGAGAACGTCAGTATCCATCTCCGTGTGCTCTACCCAGCCGTGCCACTCCTGGACCCTGCGTACCCGCTCCAGGTCCTCGACGTGGTCGGTGGGGTCGATGTTGATCCCGGTGCTCACAGGACGTCCTTGAGCGTCGCCATGGCGTACTCGTAGCCCAGTTGGGCCTCTTCGTGCCACCCCAGTACGTCGAAGGCGGCGTAGGCGTTGTCACGCCTGGTATGAAGCACATCGATGACGTGCTCCTTCTGCGCCGGAGTGATGAAGGGGAGTTCCTGCTCCTCAGCCATTGATGACCTCCGCGAGCGCTTCCTCGGCCAGCGCGAAGAACTCGTTGAGCGCGTCGCGGTAGGTGATGAGGTTCCCGAGGGCCTCCTCCGGCGTGCTCCCGAGGATCGGGGAGAAGTCGAGGTCGACCTGCTGGTACTTGCTGGCGATGACGACGTTGGCGAAGACGTCCCCGTCCTGGTCGATCTCGACCGTGGCGGAAACACCAGCGAGGTCGACGTCGTTGATGAGGGTTCGCTCGCGGTAGAGGCTGCCAGTGCTCATGTGGGGCTCCTGATGTTCGTTGTTGCTTCTGGTGTGTTTGCAGATCTTTGCGCGTTTCTATATCGATTGTCCAGTTCCCCCGATGAACGGAAGATGAACTATCTCAAGGAATCGCTTCTTGCAGGTCTAGAACGCTATCGAGGGGGTATGACAGTCACGGATCGTCATGCCCGAAGACGTCGAAGCGGTCTGGGGCGAAGATGGATCCGAGCACCTGGGTCTTCGACAAGGCCTTGGTGTCAGCCAGGGAGGACAGGGCACGGTCTCGCCAGCGCCGGTTGTCCTCTATCAGGAGAGCGTTCTCCTGTTCCAGGGCCCGGATCTTCTTGTCCTGCTGATGTAGTTCCCCGCTCAGGCTTCCCACTCTGGTCAGCAAGTTCTGGTAATGCGAATGCCAGTAGGTGGCGCGAACTAGGGCGTCGTTGTGACGCCTGCGGCTGACGAACGGCGTGCGCTTCATGAGACCTCCTCGATCTCCAGGTCGATGGTGTTGGCGACGTAGATCGGTCCCCCGACTCCCACCGCCCCGTTCTTGGCCTTTCGGACGGCAGCAAGGACGTCCTCGTACTCGTACGGACCCTCGTCGGCCAGATGGCCCTGGGCATGCACGAAGCCGCTACCGATGGCCACAGAGCCCTTGAAGGGGATCAGGACCTCGCCGTTGCCGTAGACCGCTGCCAGGTTGTCCCCCCATGCCACGATGAAGTCGGCATCGACGGACTGGAGGTTGGTCTCCAGGATCGTCTTGACCGTGTGGTGGCTCTCCGAGGCCCACTGGATGGCTCCCCAGATCTCCTTGAGGAGGAACTTCTCCACGTCGAGCAGCGGCTCATCGTCGCCAGGCCAGAGATCCGGCCACTCCGCGAAATGCTTGACCACCTGGGCCGGTCGCAGGTCGCCGCAGAATCCGAAGAGGGCACCGGACGAGGTCCAGATCTTCGGGGTGGCGGCGCGCTGCTTGGTCCAGTCGTCGCTGATCTCGGAGTCTGCCGCGACGACGACGCCACGGTCGAGGGTCCTCGCCGCGACGATAACCGTCACTGCGCGGCCTCGGCGTCCATCTTGTCGAGGAGATCCTCGGTTCCCTGCCTGACCGACGCGATGGCCTCAGGGGTGAAGAGGGTCCGCAGGAGGAGTGCGGCCCTCTCCGGGTCGTCGCTCGTGAAGATGAATCCGGCCTGCGCGCCGCTGTAACCCTCGACCGACCAGGAGTACATGAACGCGTGCTCGTCGGGGAGGTAGCGGGTCTCCAGGAGGAGGTCGACGACCTGTGGGTCGTCCTCGGTATGAATCTGCTCAGTCATGAGTATTCCCAGTCCCTTACGAAGTATGGATCGTCGATCTCGGTGGGTACGGTCACTGGTGCTCCGCAGAGGTAGCAGTAGCCGCTTGTGGTGTAGCCAGCGATCTTGTAGTCCTCGAACCAGGCCACGATCTTGAAGCAGTTGTTGCCGCAGTTGAGGCATTCGTGGGACGGGATGCCTCGGGTATCGATCCCCTGCTCCTCAGCCTCTTCGGCTACTGGCGGGAGAGGCTCCACGCGACTGCGGTCGCGTAGGCCAGTAGCCACGCGCCGAAGAAGATTGCGATAGCCCACTTCTCCCCCTTCCCTGGCTCGAAGTCGCGGGGATCCATCTCAGGCCTCGGCCAGGATCCGGTCGACGAGGATGCGCTGACGTCGCGACAGGGCAGGGGTGACCCGCTGTCGTGCCAGGTGCTCGCGCGCGGAGCGACGGTGGACCTTCTTCGCGATGGCTGCCCGCTCACGCTTCCAGGCTCGGAGGTTGCGACGGTTGCTGGGCTCGACCGCCACCAGCGTCTCCACGGTGATCGTGGGGAAGTCCTGCTGGTAGTAGTCACCCGTATGAAGGTTGGTGGGGCCGTACTTGTAGTTGCTCATGCCTGTGATCCGATCTTGATGGCGATGATCTCGTCGAGTGCGGCGTCGATGATCTGGCCGCTGTGCTCGGTGAGGATGCTGGTGAGGAACTCCTCCTGTAGGGCGGCCTCCTCGACGGTGACGTCCTTGGAGATCCCCAGGTAGGAGATCGAGACGGAGCAGAGATCCTCCTTGCCCTCGGGGCTGAGGACGAAGGTGCAGCGGTCCTGGGCCTCATCAGCGAGGACCTGCACGGAGACCTTGAGGCTCATTCCTTCCCCCCGAGGATCTCGCGGGCCCGGATGACGGCCTTCTCCTCGTCGGAGAGTTCCGGCTCCTCGGTTCCGTCACTGTCGGGCTCGACGGAGTAGAGGCGCGCGATCCCGTTGCGGAGAAGATCGAGACCGTGCTCCGAGAGGACGGCGGTGGCGAAGAGGTCAGCCTTCGTGCCGCTCACGGGATGCGCGAGGAGGGACAGATCGGGGGCCACGACCTGGATGGCGATTGCGTCGCCGTTGTCCATGTCGTAGAAGGTGGCGACGAATCCTCCGTCGACAGGGTGGATATGAAGGGCCGTCTGCACGACGGGGAACTGGTCTTGCTCTGGCGTGGTGGTCATCTCTGCTCCAGATTCGTGGACCGGGGGTTCCGGTTGGACGCTGCCGATTCAATCACACGGAAGCGACAGCGTCAACCGTCTTGCTGTGTCAGTTCTTGTCGAGCGGGATGATGCGGGCGTACGTCTCGGGGATCTCGACGAAGTCGGAGGGTCCGAAGGTGATCGTGACCTGGCCGTCGTTCTGTTCGGTCACGGTCCCGATGCGCTGGTAGGGGTCGCGCACGTCGAGCGCCTTGCTCCCGATACGGACCGGGGTGTAGTAGTTGACGAGCGGGCGGTTGGCTACGGCGAACATGTTGTCTCCTTGTTAGGTAACGCTTCCTTGAAGACTATCCGAACTAGACGGAGGCTCCCTCCCGTGCGGCGTCCGCGTCCATCTCCTCGACGAGCGCGTCCATCTGCTCCAGGGTGCTGTACGCGGCCTGGAGGTATGCGTCGGTGACGAGGTGGTCGAAGATCTTCGGGATCGCGTTGTCCGCGATGATCGACGCGTCGTCGACCTCGAAGACGAGACGGATACCGGGCTCGTCCTCGAACTCGGCGGAGAGGACGAACGAGTTCTCCGACTTCGGGGTGAGCGTGAAGAGCAGGTGGTCGGACATGGTGACTCCAGTGCTGGTTGGGTTGGTTGGACTTGCTGGGTTACGGGGCGCTGACGCACCCGTAGGGATGAAGGAAGTCCTGGGACTTGACCAGGACACCTCCCTTGGCGTTGCAGGAGGATCGCTCGCTCCAGTAGAACCGCGTCCCCAGTACCGCGACCACCAGGACCACGATGAGCCAGGCAACGCCGATGAGGGTTGCAGCGTTGTCGCTGCTACGGGGCCGGTACTTGTAGGTAGGCCGGGAGTTGTAGGTCTTCACGTAGACGACCTTCACTTCTTCACTCCTGGCTGTCGTAGATGTGTTCCCTTGCGTGCGACGCTCGCGCGGTAGTAGCCACGCTCGATCACTCCGGCGTACGCCATCGCCCACAGCATGACGCGGTAGCGCCACCAAGGGATCTCGACGTCGATGTACAGGTGGGAGTGCCCTGGCGTGGACGAGGGGATCAGGTACGCCGGTAGGTCGAGGTCCAGTGCGGGAGCGTGTAGCCCCTTCCTGCCCGAGATCTCCGAGGAGACCAGGTTCCCCATTCCGGGGGTCGTGACCACCTCACGAGTGCTCTTCCAGTCGCCGTCGTACCTGTCGTGGTGCATTTCGACGACGGTCTGGTAGTAGACCCTCTCGGTGGATCCCGGGGCCCTCATCGCAGCGACTCCCGAACCATCAGGGTGATGGCCACGAAGTAGAGCAGCGCGGCTGCCCCGTAGTCGTGGGCATCGAGTTGCAGGGAACCGAAGAACGCGGCGATCATGAAGAAGACGCGGTCGAAGACGCGGTCCCAGTAGCCGTACTTCTCGTCACGCATCAGGACCCCGCACAAGTCCGGCTGCGGCGTAGAAGCCGTAGTCGTCCAGTTCCGCCGCGATCTTCTCGCGCAGGGCCTGCTCGTCCAGGTTCTTGCGACGCGGGACGGTCTTGCGGCGGTCCTGGTACTCGGGGGTCACGTAGACCGACTTTCCGCGACGCTGCTCCGCGAGGCGGAGGATCGCGCCGTCATCGTGCAACTTCGAGAGGATCGCGGACGAGGATCCGTGGTGGACTCCGAGGTACTGACCCAACTCGTCGAAGTTGGTCCCGTAGAAGCCCTGCGTGCGGATGAAGGTCAGAGCACGGCTGTCCTCCAGCGTGCTCCCCGGATGAATCTCGATCTGGTCTACAGACATTGCTGCCTCCTTGGCTGTGGTGGTGAAAGCGACTCTAGTAGACGCTTCCGACAGTCGTCAAGCCCTGTTCCTAAGAAGTCTCTGGGCGTAGTTGTCGTCCGCGTCCCGCAGATCATCTGGAGCCTCGACGCTATTGAGACACCAGAGACAGTGCAGCACTCCGTCCTCGACCTCCCAGACCTCGTGCTTGCAGGGGTTCGGCAGCAGGGCCCCGGTCGCGTGACGTATCTCCTGAGCACCCTGTGACATCCAGGGACCCCAGAACTCCTGCACGCTCGGGTGGCTGCTGCTCACGGCTTGTCCCTCGCAATCGGCGCGAAGATGTAGCAGGGCAGGTCGTCCTGGGGCTGGTATCCCAGCGGGATCAGTTCGAGGCTGTGGATCCCGGCCCAACGCTCCAGGCCTTCCCAGACGGACTCGTGGGCGATGACGATCTGTCGGGGCTCGAAGTCACTCACGGCGTCAGGCCTCCGCACTTGGTGCATTCGTAGAGGGTTCCGTAGTCGGTCATTCCTGCTGATACCCACTCGTGACGGCAGTCGTCCGGATCGTCACGCCACGTCTCGTCGGGGTCGAACGGATCAGGGACGTACGGCCCAGCCGGTACGAGCACGAACCTCATCGGTGACTCCTCTGGCAGGCGTCGGACCAGGGGTCTCCCCCGCAGTGTGAGCAGCGCTCGCGCCCGTCCACGAGCCGCTCTATGCCAAGGGTTCCCGCGATCACGGAATGCGGAGTCTTGGGAGGACACGTCTTCTTGTGCTCGGTGTCCCAGACCTTCGTCATCGCGAGGATGGCCGTCATGTCGTCGGAGGTCATCTCGAAGCCGTCGCCGCATCGGACGCAGTTCATCGCCAGGGTGCTCATGTCAGCCTCTCCAATGCGGCTCGTTCGACGTTGTAGGGCAGGACTAGAGCGTCTGTCCGCATAGGGAGAAGGCAGTCCCCGTTGGCGTGGGTGCGCTCGTTGATCCAGTAGAGGCAACGAGCGCAGGTCTCGCCCCGAGCGATGTTCTCCGCATCCACGAGCGCGTCGTAGACACCGTTCTGGCCACGACGGACGGGTATGTAGGTCCCTCGGTCACGCAGGGACTTGATCCCGTCCGCGATCTCGGCGGGCCGGGTGCAGCACTCGTGGACCACGGAGCGGAACCAGGGACCATCGAGATCTCGGTGACGCTCGATAGCCGCCAGATGGTTGAGGAAGTCGGGGTGGGAAGGCCAGGTGATCCCACACCCGACGCACTGGACGCGACGCTGCGGAAGATGGTCAAGGACCCGCTCAGCGACCTCGGGGTTGATGCACTTCCCGTCGTGGTCGATGGGCAGCCAGCAGCCTCCGATAGGCAGTTGTCCGCAGTTCGCCATCAGGATGTCTCCCTTGCGATGCGACCCAGCGAGGGCTCGGACGGGGCGGAGTTGAGCGCCCGGATCAGTCGCACCCGGATCGCGCGGGCATCGTCGTCGTAGTCGAGGTCGTCTGCGATGTCACGGACCTGCGCCCGCAGCCGCTCGACCTCGGCCTCGCGGGTCGCAGTGGCCTCAGCACGAGCAGCGTCACGCTCGACGACAACAGCGGCGAGGCTTTCGAGCGCCTCCATGTGCCACGCGGTCGCCTTGCGGGACTCGGTGCGGGCAGCGATCCGATCCTCGTCCAGTCCTCCGATGATTCGACGCGACTCCGCCACCTCGGCCTCGGCGGTCCTGGCCCGCTCCTCCGCTGCGTCAGCGAGCCGCTTCGAGTGCGCGGCCTCAGCCTCAGCGTTGGCGAACGCGCGCTTCCACCGTCGCGCTTCGTCCGCGTCGTCCCGCTCACCCAGCGACCTGAGCGGGCGTCGCCTTGCGCGGGTCCAGTCGTCGATGTCGAGCACGTCGTCTGCGGTCGGGGTGGGGGCGGACTGGTACGCGGGGCAGGGACAAGCGAACGTCCACTTGTTCTCCGCGTTCGGAAACTCTGCTCCGTGGTAGCACTGACCGTCGCTGGGAACGTGCCCATTCAGAGGGTGTCCGCAGCGGGCGCAGGCGGTCCCATCGGGGGCGGTCATGATGTCTCCCAAGTGACCTGGTAGGTGA